GCATATGGAATTTCGATTTGCAACGACTCAACAGGTTTTGCATAACGTGTTTTCATAATTTTACAGGCTGCACGAATACCATGTACTTCACTTGTCTTGGTACCATTCTCGTCAGTCTTAAGTTTAAGTTTTTTCATAGCAACTACAATCGAACTTGCATAAACAAATCCCTGACCACCACTAATCTTGTCATCTGGATCGAACATATCCTGACTTGCGTATGTATGGTTGGTGCAAACCATACCTACATTATAACTACCAAACATGTTAACACAATTACGAACAAGACTTGTAAGTGCTTTAGGCTTACGACCCATGTCTCCCTTCATATCACCTGCTTCAAACTGGTTAATGTCAGTAGGAGTAAGCAACATACCTAATGAGTCTATAACAAATAAGACTTTAGGACGAGGCTCCATAGCTTTGTACTCTTTCATGAATTCACTGATAGTTTTTGCAACATCATCAATCATAGCCATGTTGAGTTTAAGCAATTTATCTTCACTTGTATCTACACCAAGTGCGTGAAGCCATGCTTCGTCAAGTGCATTTTCGCTATCAATTAAGATAACATAGATACCTTGTTCTTGTGCATTTTTAACGATGTTTGCGGAACAGATATAACTTTTACCAGCACCAGATTCTCCAGCGAACACAGTGACTTTGCCCAAAGGAATACCTTTGTAAAAGTCGCCACTAATAAGTGCATTCAAAGCATAATTACCAGTGCCTATCCAGTCTGTAGGATCATTGAATCCTACACCTAAACCGTCAATTGACTTGGTCAGTGTCTTTCTAAATTTTGATAAATCGAACGCTTTAGTAGCCATATTATTCTACATCCATTGTGTTCCACTCTTGTACTACAGCAAGCATTTCCTCTTCTGTATTACATAGAACTTTAGCAGTTTTCCAGTCGTCGTTTTCATTACGACCACCTACTTCAACCATAAAACCGTTATCATAACGATTAATAGTGATTGACTCGTTTACTTTTGTTAATTTGTTTAATTTAGACATTTGTTTTTCCTGTTTTTATAGATGACAAGGGCGTACAACTAAATTGCAGAGGCCCAAGCCGAATGTTTTACTTTTGACGATTACGAATCATTGCCAAGATATCTTGGGCACGATTATCACCGCCTGCATCTGCCGCTGGTGCAGGTGTAGCTTTTGCTACTGGAGCAGGAGTGTCATCTTCGTCATCATGTGATGCCGCAGGTATAGCTTTTGCTACTGGAGAAGATGTCTTTTGTGGATCACCTGTATTCTGGCTCATGCCAGCTGGTTTGAAGTATTGGCCCCAACGTTCCATATCATATGGCTCGCCATCAACTGACGCTTCAAACATTTCCTTCATTACCTTCAACTCGACATCAGTCGGCTTTTTAGGCAAGAAGTCAGACAAATTAAACAAACCGTGATCTTTAATTGCCGCTTGTTCTAAATCGTTCAATGGGCGCTCACGACGTGACCAAGTACTAGTAGAGTAGTCAGCATAACCGCCTTTGCTACCTTTCTTCATACGATAGTCAATACCGTGTACGTAGTCTGTTGGCAAGTCTTCCAATTCTGGATCAACCAAAGCGGCACGGATACTTGTAAAGATCTGTGGGCCGATGATAAATCTACGGATTGGATTTGCTGGGGTTTCTTTTTCAGCAAGACCATCTTCTACTACGAAGCCTTGGAAAATATAACTACGTTTCTTCCAGTACTTACGGCCCATGTCTTCCAATGCTGGGTCTTTGAACCATGCACGAACTTCTGACAAGATCGGGCATACATTGCCTTCGCCATACATTTCTACGCATGGAACTTGTACTGTAATTTGTTTGCTTTCTGATTCACCTTTAATTCCGGCGAATGGCAATTTGATCATTGCACGTTCAACCCAGAAAAAAGTGTTATTGGCGTTACCGTCTGGTAGGAAGCGTAGGACCGCTTCGTCGCCTTCTTTTAGATTCCAGAATGGATAAATTGAATTGTCTCCACCTGTTCTGTTACCGTCTGAACCTTTCGATTCTGCTGCCTTAAGTTTTGCTCTGATTTCTGCTAATGTAGCCATAGTATTTCTCCTGTTGTAAGCCTATGTTTTGCATTTCTGCTATTTTTATGTGCCTGTATTGCTTTAGAACCTACTAAAGCAAAAAACGCATACATGTTATTGTATACGTTTTTATTTATCATTGCAAGAGAAATCTTGCTTAAATGTGATTTATTTTCACCAATTATCTACGACCCAATGAAACTATTCTTGCCAAAGTTTGATCGTCTGCATACTTGACTGCTTCTTGTACACGGCCTGGTAAAGGTTTAACATTGGGCATAGGTCTTGGTGTTGGAGGATTTGGAAGATTAGTAAACTTGCTTGTATCAAGTTCTTTTTTATCCGGAGGAGTAGGTGCTGTTGGTGGAGTAGGTGCTGTTGGTGGAGTAGGTGCCTTTGGCGCCGCAGTATCATCTTTTTGTTGAGTGGTATATTGTTTACCTTTCCAAGTAAATATTCCACCTCCTGGATTTTTCGGATCTTTTTGCATTTGAGCATTACGTGCCGCTCTAAATGCTTGTCCAAAACTTTGATTAGCTGGCACAACGCCATCACCTCCGGCTGATTGTCCTCCGGGTATTGTAGTTGCAGGATCTGCTCCTGGTTTAGTTCCATCTAATGCCGCACTTCCTGTTGTAGGTTGTGCCGCATTAGCTGTCATTGCCGCCCCCATTGCCTGATCTTCTGCATCTTGGTTAGCACCAATTTCTTTTTCTTTTGCCGCTTGAGCATTAGCCTTCATTGCCGCACCCATATCTGCATCTTCTTGATCTGCCGCGGTTAAAGCAGGTGCTGTTTCTGGTGTTTTAGCAGCTTGATCGATAGCGGCTTGTGCATTTTTTAATGCTTCAACTGTTTCTGGATCGTGATCATTGCCTTCTAATTTTTCAATTTCAGCCATTATGGCCTGGCATTGTTGAATTAATTCTGCTTTATCAGTTGCAGGAGTTTTAGGGGCCGCCTGGTTCGCAGGATTTTCTAATCCGCCAGTTGGAATAGCTGTTGCCGCATTAGTAGTTCCAATTGGATTTTTAGCCGTATCTCCTGGTTTGCTAGCAGGTACATCAGCTTCTGCGATTAAACTACGTAATCGTCTCATAGCCTCTGCTAACGGTAAATTAGCAGGCACTACGCCACCGCCAGTTTTAGCATCTCTAGTTCCTATTAATGCTAATAAATTAGTTACAACTTTTTTCAATTCTTCAACTTTTGCATCTACTGCTTTATCAGTTTCAATTTTTTTCTGAGCGGCTGTTTGATTAGCAATATTTTGTGCCTGTGCATCTGCACTTGCTCCACGACCAAACAAATTTCTAGTTAAGTAATCAGCTTGTCCAGCATTGGGCATAGTACCATCCCATTGATCAAACGGAGGTAATTCTGGAGGCAATCCGTAACGTTGACGTACAATATCATCCTTTGGAGGGTAAGATACTTCTGCCTTATTATACAAGTCTTTAATTTGTTGTAATGCTAATGCATAATTACGCTGACTCTTTTTACCTTTCTGAGCAGTAGTTGCTTGATAATCAGGTTTGCCCCACGAACTTGGGTCGTACCATACTTCATCAATTTCATTATTGTTTTCTAAAATTAATTTTTCTCTTAATGAATTAACACGTTTGGATAATTCAGCTTCTGTAATTTTTTTCATAATTATTTAATTCCTGCAATTTTCAGCCATGACGCTAGTTCATCACTTTCGTTCATGCCCGGTATAGTCATGCCTTGTTTAGGCATTTTACTCATGATTTGTTGCATCATAGCATTTGGATCTATATTGCCTGCACCACCGGGTAACTCCATGTTACCTTGTGGCATCTTGCTTTGTATACCTTTCATCATAGCTCGAGGATCAAATTGACCGTCATCGCCTATACCTGGCATATTCATACCTTTCATCATGCCACCAAGTTTACTTTGAATACTTTTTTGCATAGCTTCTGGACTAGATCCATCAAAGCCCATACCAGTAACCATATCTCTAAATTTGGCCATGGCATCTGCATAACTCGCTGGCTTTCCGTCAATTGTACCAGTTTGATTATTGCTTGATGTTTGACCTGCTTGGGGTACAGATGCATTTGTTTCATCTGGCACTTCAAGATCGCCTTCTTCATCGCCTTCATCCGAGTCATCGTAAGGACCCATGCTAGGATTATCTTCATCTACACTGTGAGCTTGATGTGGAAGTCCTGCCATTTGCTTCATGCGATTTAACCCGCTTGCATCACTGCTTGGATCCATTTTTTCAATCATAGCTAACACTCGGCTAACATCTTCTTTGGTAGCATGTTCATATTCGCCATTTTTAAAATTGGAAATAACATGTTGTTTAGTCCAAGTGCCACCTTTGGTAAAGTTGCCTTCTGTAATGGTTGCATCTCTATTCCAAAAACCACTAATGCTTTTTAAGATTTCTTGTACACCGTCACCACTACTGTGTGACTTCATACCAATGCTTGCTGGGTCAATACCGCATTCTTGCAATGCACTCATCAGGCTCATCTTTCTAGAACCAAAATCTAATTGTGTGTCTGGGCCTGCTCCGCACTCGACAGCTTTAATTAATTTGGCTTTTAACTTACTCATACCCATGCTTTCTGCAACTTGAGGAGCTTCTGGCTCGGCAGGTGCCTCTGGAGCAGTTGGCTCATCAGGTGTTGCTGGTGCCTCTGGTTCAGCCGTTGTCATGTCTTGACCACCCACAGGCATGTCACTGCCTTCAGGACTACTAAATTGTAATTGTCCTGATTGAATTAAATCTGCAAGATCTTTGTTATGCTCGGACATTTGATTTAAAATTACTTCAATTCCTGAACGCATATCTAAATCGCCTGTATCACTTAAATGGTCTAACATAGAAGCAAACTCTGGATCAGGAATTAACTCTTTTACTTTGTTAAGATTAACATCGTCTGGGCCGCCTTTGAGTTCAGTTTTGAAAATATCATTTAATTCAGCGACTGCACTTGGACGTTGTTTTGGATCAAATATTCCGCCCAGGACTTGTGTAGTATTGTCATCTTCGGGGAGAATACCATTCATAAAGTCTTCAAATGCTTGCTCTGGATTAAATCCTTCTTTTTTAGGCATACCTTTTTGGGCCAATGCTTTTACAGTATCATGAGGTGTACGGTTAGGATTGTGTTTTTTCTTAAAAGGAGATTTGTTCTTGTCAGCATCTTGTTCAGTTTTATCTTTATACCACGGAGCAACATCTTCTTTGTCATCTTCTGCTAATAAATCTTCTGCTGTTAATTCACGTACTGGTAATTCACTTTCATCAACTAATTTATAGATATACGGGAATACGCTTTTCAATTCTTCGTTGAATGTGCGTATAGTTAAACGATCAATCCAGTCATCCATAACTGCTTCAGGAATCATTTGTTCTTCTTGTTCTTGAAAACTTTCCGCAAATTGTTGATAATATGTAGGACGTTGTAATGAATGTATTTCTTTTTTAATGCTATCAATGCGTTCCATTACTTTGCTAGTAATATCGCCCATTGCTTCGCTTAATTGTGTTTGACGACTAACATAGCTTTTAAACTTACGCAAACTTGCTAATTCTTCGCTTAAACCAGTAATGTGTTGACCGATACCGTCGTAAGGATGTCCGCCTGCTTTGATGTGTTCTGCTAATGCACGGGCACCATTCAAATGCTTTACTGGATAACGGAAACGTTCTCCTACGGCATTCTCAATGTAAATGTTTTCAATGTGCATTGTTCGGCCTGCGGCAAGTTCAGGATTAATTTGTTGACTGTGTTTAATAATTAATCGTGCTTCTCCGAGATCCTGGTAGCTCATCTTCGAAGTACCAAACAACTTGTTTTCCATAATCATATCATCCTTAACTTTGGAGCGAAACGCATAGTCTCTTTTATCTAAATTACTTTTACCCATTCTTTTAACATCATAATTTAATAGCCTATCTTTAGCAAACTGCCTAAAACTGCGAATAAATTTAAATGCACCAGGGTGTTTTTTTGCAACAATATCTCCGCTGACTTCTAACACAACACCTTCATCGGCGTCAAGTGTAACAGAAATAGTGCCAATTTCGTCACCGTCTTCTTTGTATTCAAACTCAAAAAATCGAGCTTTGGGTATATCTTGTTTTTTACTCAATACGTTAGCTTCTTCATCTCCGATACGAATATCAGGGAAGCGTGTCTGTATTTTTCCATAAAGGTCTTTAGCAATTGTATCTAAATTAGCATCCATATGATATTTATCAAACGTTAGAGGAAATGAATATGGGTAGTGGTGCTTCCCAATCTTCGGTAAAATCGTTATTAACACTCATTGTTTCAAATACTACAGGATCCCATTCTGCTAGAATAACACTCATACGTATTATAAGCAATAATGCACTTACTAAATCGTCATGTTGCCCAACTTTTGCTTTGAAGCTGGTGCCTGCCGCAATAAATGCCTTGAGCTCTGTAATCAAAGGCCTACTGTTTATTTTCATTTTATCGTTTTCAATTAGATATTTTAAACGGGCACAAGCTGATATTTTGCTGCCAAATGTAGTATTAAACCCTTTACGGAATTTACGCACATGTCCTTTCTTCACAGGCTCGCTGACAAATAATCCTGGGAATGTTTCTTCTCCAAGATCCTTAATAACAACTAAAGCCGCTTCACCTACTGTATTATTTTCCACACTCCAATAGATACTATTGGTGTATTCTTGACCAATTTCGTCTTGAATATATTTCACTATATCTCTAAATATCCTAACTTGATCTTGGATGATTGTAAGATTGTGTTGCCATTCTCCACACTGTATCATGCTAGGTAATTCAAATATTTGTATGGCAGCATAATCTCCGCCTGTTCCTAAACTCGGATCCAGTGCAACAACATATAAGTTTCCTGGTGTTGGTTTTTTAAACCAACGAACTTGTCCCATTTTAGTAATGGCCTCTCGACCAGTAAGCTCGCTTAATTTAATACTATTAATAAGAGTCTCGTCGTACACCAAGAACTCGCAACCGTATTCACGACGGAAACGTTCTTCGCCAATACGCCCCATCTCAACTTGTTTCCAATTTTCATCACGATCAGGATGTTCACTCCATTCTGCACGGAAACCGTGAAAGCCATTAATGCCAAGGCCGTCTTCTTTCTCGTTGCCAAACTCATCAAAGGTGTTTTTACTTTCTTTCCAAATTAATGCAAATTCGTCTTCGTCACTGTTTGGAGTACTGGTGATAATTGCTCGACCACCAGTTGCTAGTGTTGGGCTGATTGAAGTCCAAAACTCTGTGGCAATATTTGGTTGAACGAAAGCAAACTCATCACAGTATAATAAGGATATTGACATACCGCGACCAGTATTGCCGGTAGTAGTTGCTGATACAATTCTTGATCCATTTTCAAACTCTATTGAGCCCTTGTTATAGTTTACTACGCCTGCACGAATATGATCAGGGCATAGTTCGTATCCATAACGAATACGTTGCATAATTTCTTGTGAGCCTGTGTATTTGTGTGCGGCAACTAGAATAGTTTGATCTGGATGGAACATAGCAAACCATAGTAAGTATGCTGACGCACAAGTTGTCTTGCCACTTTGACGTGGTAGCATGTTAATGTTAAAACGATAATCGTGATAACTTTGTAATAGTCTTTCCTGATATTCAAAAGGTTGGAACAACATTTTACCTTTAACAGGATGCTGAATATAGAAAAAGTTTTTACTAAAATGTAAATATCCGTTAGTCGGATCAGCACATGCCAGCAAGTCAGTAACTTGCTGTTCCGTAAACTTTTCTCGAGTATGTGCTTTCTTGGTGATTACACCATCTAAACTTTTTGACATAACTTTATTTACATAAAAAAAGCACCACGAAGGTGCTTTTTGATATCTCGATTAAGATATTGGTTTAATCGTACTTATTGTATTTGTCTCTAACTTTATCCAAATCTTTGCCTTCTTTTCCAGCTTTGGCCAATGCTTGCATACCTTCTTTACCATACTTTTCATAACCTTTGGCCGCACGACTCATAGTTTTTTTGTCGCCTGCTTCTTTGATTTCTTGGTATAAACTTGACAACTGACTAACAAGTTCTTCACTTACTTGTGTGTAAGGATTTCCGCCGCCGTTTGCTTTTCGTACTTCGTGATCACCGCGGCCATCGTTTGAACCAATATCAGTAACTGCTGATTGTGGTAGATATGCTTGCCCGCTTGCACCTGCCATAGAATTTGCAAATGCTTCCATCTCTGGTTCCATCTCTCCACCAAACACTACATCCATTTCGTCATGATCTGCATGTGGTTCACCTGCATTTTCAATACCTTTTAAGATATTCATTAGGTCGCGGATGCCGCCGTCACCTGAACCATTCATACTAACACTCATAGTAACTGAATCGCTTTGGCCGGGACTAGAAATAGAACCTCCCATTGGCATCATGTCTCCGCATTCTTCAACATCGCCTATGCTTTCGTCTTTTAGGTTACCTTCTTTTTCAGCACGTTGTAAAAATTTAATACGTGACTCGACGCCTTTAATGCCTGGCTCAATATTTGCAGCATCAGCTCGGTCGCCGTAGCTAGGATTTTTTAAATGCTTCAATGTATTTTTAGCTTGATGACTGTGAGGAGTACCTTCAGTATCATCTGAATGTTTACCTTCATCAATAGCTTTAATCTTATTATAAATGTCTGCGAAGTTCATATTATTTTCCTTTCCTTGGGTCTGGATTAGTTACTTTGCCAAAGACCCCAGTAGTCAATGTTGGCTTCTCTGTTTTTGTAGATTTTGTTGCTTTTTCAGCGGGAGCTTTTTTAGCTAATATTTTTTCGTTGACGCCTTTATACTGTATAAGTCCAACTTTATTTTTTCCTAATTCTTTTAAGAAACTCATAACATGTTTTTCACCAACAGTATCTTGCCCAGTACTTTTTTCGTATTCTTTTTCAATTAATGCTTCACCGGTTGGTTCATCATTGGCATGATTAAGCTCTTCTTCTTCTTCTTCTTTTAAATTACGCACTTTAATATAATCTGCGGAAGTTTTGCAATGCTCTGCAACTAAATTTTGTATTTCTAAACTTGTAGCAGGGTAGCTTGTGCATACATCAAATACGGTAACACCTACGTTAGCCAACCCTGGAAAATCTGTTTGTGTTCCTTGAATTGGAGTGCTTTTGCCGCTACTACAATTCTTAACGTGAAACTTTGATAAGGCACGTTTAATCAGCATAGAGCAGTCTTTAGGACAGTCTCCAGCAAATTTAATTTTAAATTCGTAGACTTGTTTATTTTCTACAAGGTATTCTTTGAATGATTTCATTATATATTCCTGATAGTATATTTATTTCATATTGCGTAGTTTTTCTAATAAACTATTGCGATCAGTAATAATAACACCATCGCCCTGTATACTAACGCTGTTGTCTTCTTGGATTGAGTCGTTATCTAACTTTTGTTTCTTAAGTTGGAGATCAATCATTTTTAATTTTTTATCTATTTTTGCGGCTTTAGCATCTATAGCGTTTTTCAACATTCCGCCAGCAACTTCAAAAATGCGGCCGCTGTAACGTGCTTCCACATTCATACCTAAATCCATAAGATCATCAAAAGCATCTGTGGCACGAGTTGCAAGTGCGTCAAACTCTGCATCGCTTTCAGCAAGACCTTTTACTGCCGGTAATGCGGCTGCAATTTTATCAAATTCTGACATGTCGCGTAAAAAAGGTTGAGCCATTTCTGCTTTGGCAGCGGCTTTTTCTTCGTCCTTGACAACTTTTTTGCTCTCGGGTAAGTTTAAAATTTCTTCAAGTTTCTTCATAATAATACTTATGCATTTCCTTGGTGGAACAAATCGTTTTCGTTAAGAATGCGAAATTTTATGCCCTGTTGTCTACACCATATATTGGCAGCGGCCCATTTGGCTTGATTCTTAACATACTGTGCTTGATTGTATTTGTTCTTACCAACACGCTCTAATATAGTTTGGCTTGCTGGTTTAACTTCGATTAATTCTACTATAATCTTATTATTTTTATCCACGTATTGTATGAAAAAATCAGGAACATATATCGTGTTACGTCCAGTGAGCGGATCTCTATAGGGAATATTTATAGCTTCACTAGCCCATTTTTGTACACTTTTATTTGTGTCGCAAAACCGCATAAAACTCCATTCCCAACTACTGCGGTATGTAGGAATTTTAGTACCTACATACTTTTCAGGTTGTGTTATGGTAAACTTACCGCGGGCAAATTTACTGGCCATGTTAGACTAGGATATTACGACTTTCGTAACTATCCGCAACCGGTGCAATTCTATATCCAAGTAGGCTGACTTTTTCTCGATAAGCATTTAATATCTGTGCTATAATTTGACTTAACTTCACATCACTGACTGTCTTTAATGTATCTAATAATTGAAAAGCATTTACATTATCTAATCGTGCTTGGTTAAGTAATACTATTGAAATGCTTCTTGCACTTTCAGTGTCAAACCCTCTTTTTAAGAAAAATCCAACACTTGCATCAATTTCGTTTGCTGGGAAACTAACTTCATGAATAAAAAATTTATCAAAAAATTGTTTAGTATCAAGCGCGCCATCTGCGCCAATAGTTGGTAAATTACTGGCCATTATGGTTCTATACCTAAATTAATTTTTTTAGCAACTGTAGTACTAGTATTTGCTACATTAAGAGATTGGGGGAATGTAGTATCTGGAATACCACCTACTGTTTGTATAGTACTTGCTGACAATAAACCAGATACTCCCGGAGTAGCTTTATTTTGCGTATTTTGATATGAATTAATACTAGTTGCAGTATTGCTTAATGATTCGACGGCATTGTTTGTAACATTTTGTTGAGCAACAAAACTAGGACTTGCAGTATCAACTTGCGGTAATCCTTGCAACGGGCTTGGCGTTAAATCATAATGTTCAATTCCAAATCCTTCAACTGCTTCTGAACTAACAGTTCCCATTTCATAGCTAACTGCCTCGTATGCAATGCCCATTGTAAATTCACGCAGTTCACTACCGCCATTATATGCAAGATCTCTATGATCAAATGCTTTAATGATTGGATTGTATAGTTTATAGCTAACATACTCATGACGAGCCATTTGATATATTGTAATGTAATTAAAAAACGGAGCAGTACTGCCGTTATCTAATCCGTATGCAGTTTTAATAAAATCACTACTTCTGGTAGCATTTCTACTATAAGCTCCCGGTGCTGTTGCACTTGTTGGATCAGCATAATAATAACTATAATAATTTTGCCACAACTGATTGATCAAACTCATGTTATCATCGTGAAATGTAATATTAATGTCTTCTAACTTATGTTGAGTTTGTACTTGTTTTTTTCTGTTATACTGATTAACTTGTTCTGTAGCAATAGTAAACTTGGGTAAACTAATCTTTTTTACTAACATGTTAATCTCATTTCTGTGACGTTGAGATAAATCTATTGTTTTCAGCGCGGCTTGATTAATATTAAATGCTACATGAAATAAATGATTAAACTTTGGTGCAAGTCTAAACTGATCTGATGCAAACATTCTACTCGAGTGTTGAAAATCACGTAAGAGTATATGCGAATCAGCTGCTAAAAATTTTGTTGGAGTGAATGCCATAACAGTATTTATTTAAAATATAAACTGCGTAGTTAATGAATAGTCATTAAAAAACCCACCGAAGTGGGTTCTTTGTGTATATTAATACAATCCGCCGCCAGTGACAGCAGTACCGCGTTTTTGTTGGAATCCTGGAGTTCCCATACCAGCGCCAGCGCCAATTTGTTGTGCGTTATCATATTGGATTGACAAGTCAATTAACATAATATCTGCACTACCAGTGTAGCTGAGTGCTTGGTAGTTGGTTGATTCTAAATAGCAACCGTATAATTCCCAAGTTTCAAGTACTGTAATTGCTTCAGCTCCGTTTCCACCGTCTAGCATTTCAATACGTGTTACAAACTTGTAATCGCCGCCTGAAGTAGCACTTGCTTGTTCAAAGAAGTCAAACTGTTTCTGATTCTGCTCACCCACAAGTTTGGTAACCGCGTTAGTGATATCGTCGCGTAGTTTGATTGCGATAGGAGCCCATGTAGGTTTACCAGCATAGTGAATCTTACTGTTATAAACTTCGATAGTTTTATCTTCAAACTTAACGCTTGGTCGGGCCGCATCTGCGACTTGTTTTGTTAATTCAACAGTACTACCTGATACGCCAAAGTTTTCAAATGAAACACGGAATCTGTATTTCAACTTTGGCATTAATAGGCCTTGTGTAGCAGAGCTTTGATTACTTGCTAGCGGTACTGTAAATCTTGATAATGATGCAATTGACATTTATGTTCTCCTAATTAGTTTTAAGCTAACCCTTTAATTTCGCCAGTATTCTTTAAGCGTAGTGGAATGTAGATGAATTCAACTGCCTTCACTGGTTCAATCGCGACATCAAGGTATAGTTCGCTGCGATCAATTCTTGCAGGTGTATTGTTTGAAGTATCGCACACTACCAAGTAGTCGTACAATGCACGTTGTCCTACTAACTCAAGCAATAGACTTTCTGCGGCTTGTTTAATTTCATTACGTGTAATAGTGTCATTTGGTTCAAACACATATGGTTTGGCCAATTGAGCAAACTGTCTACGTAAATAAATTACTAAACGGGCAACGTTAATACGATCCAATGCACTTGCCGTTAATTGACGTGTATACTGTCCGTAGTTAACTAAACCTGTTCCAGTAATGTATGTAATTGGGTTTACATGAATGCTTGCCAATGTATCACGTTGTCCGGTGTTCAATGCAACTGCATTAAATTCGCCAGTCATTGGATCTACATAACCTACTGAACTAACATTAGTAATACCACCACGACGTGTTCCAGCTGGAGCAAACCATGGATAAGAGACATTATCACTTAATGCAATTGTACGTAACATCATGTGGCTTGGAGGAACAACGATGTTATTACCTAGCAAGTCTGTTGTATAACCCCATGGATAAAACACACCAAGATACGCATCTGTTGTAACCATTCCGTCGTCGCTGTCTACAGTTGCATTTGCTGTGTTGTTACCCCAGTTGCTCAATGATGTAGCGTCTGATGTTAAACGTGCTGGTGTATCGCCAACTACAAATGCAGTTTGTCCGCGATCGTAGTTCAATCCAACCAATGCTGTGATTGCTTCAGGATAACCTGGGCAAGCCATTAAGTTGAAAATACGCGACTCTTCATCACGTAGGTTTGTGTTACTATTAATTTCTCCGTTTAGAGCAGCAAGAACAACTTCACGGACAGCTTTACGTCCAAATGATCCTGCACCATTAGGTTGGTTGGCGGCATAGCTGACCCAGCGAGCTGGATAGTAGTCCGTCATTGGTTCGTCCTCATAGCGATGGTTATCTGCAAGAACGTCAATGTAATTTTCGTGGTATTTCTTAACGTTAAATCCGCTACGGCGTAGATTCCATAACAACATACCGCGTGGGTATAATGCTGGATCTGGTGCATCTGGGTCTACAAAATCACTATCTAACAAGTCCATGATAGGGCTTGGGTCTGCGCCCATACCAGTTGTATTCCAACGTGCATCTGCAAATAAAACACCGTTTTCTGTTGTTTGATCTGCGTTGTCAAGTAATACCCATTTTTTAGTAGATCCGTTGAATTTAGAAATTTGTGGGAAGTTTTCTAAATCAGCGGTACTGATCCACAAATCACCATCAACTAAAGGTGCTCCACTAGTTTGTAATGTTGGTTTACTTGCACTAACGATCGGACCTGTTGCGTTGCTTCCTGAAACATAAGAATAACCAGCCCAGTTTGAACCATTGTGTACCATGATATCAATCTCATCAATCATAGTGTTGTACCACAATGTACCGTCCATTGGAGTTGTTACAGGTGCAGCGGCGTTCGATGTAATATCAAAAGACTCTGTCCATAGTGTTGCAATGCCAGTAGCATCGTCGGCTGGATCATAGTAGTAATTAGTAGTTGATCCAACTGCAAACAACTTGCTTAACGGACTATGGTCCTCGTCATAAAATTTAATGTCGCCGCCTTGTGTATGCGTGATAACAATTTGATTAGTGGCAGTTCTTGTGGCAGTTACAGGAAGTCCAGTTAGTTCTGCGTGTAAATTATCTAATAAATCGTTCACGCTTGTTACTGGATCAGCATATGCTGTAAATTCAACAGTAATGCTATAATAACTATTTGATCCTGCATGGCTTATGTCCAATGAAAATTGGTTATGACCAAGGTTAAAATTATGACCTGAAGTAATTGCTGCCGAAGTTACTACAGTTGGGCCAACTTTTGAACGTGCATAGATTTTAAAATCTGCTTCATTGTTATATTCTGCGTCATTTGTTTTTACGTAAACTGTACCAATTGCTAGACCTAATCCGCCAGTCAATGGATCTAATCCGTTAAGGGCTGCGGCTGCTGTTGGATATAAGGAAACATCTTGCTCTACCCATGCACCAGTAGTTGAACTGTATTTTTTAACAATAAAGTCTGCACCTTGGTTAGGTTTAGTTGTTTTAATCCATACTGAACCAGTTGGATTGCCGTCCGCATTAAATGTTGGAATTTGTGTATGCTTGCTAATTACCAATTTAGGTGGTTTGTAAGTGGTTGAACTTAATCCAACTTTTGCTACTGTAGTACCGCTAATTGTAATATTATTACCATCAGAGTATAAGTTTAAACGTCCGTTAATTGCAGCTGCCGTAACGCCACCGCCTGATATATTTGCATCATTGATTGATTTTACGAGACCAGCAGTTATCCCGTTTCCTAACCCTGTTACACCAGTTACTGTGACACCGTTAATAACAATTTCATCTTCTTCCAATAATGTTGGAGTAGGAGTACTTCCAACTGCTGTTGGCCAACTTGCTGTCCACTCTGGTGTTCCTACTTTAACCCATGTTCCTGCAGGCGTACTTGTTGTGATTTTTTTGTAGTATAATCTATTTAAATTAGTAGTTGCTACTAACGCATAATCACCGTTTGAACCAACAGAGTTTGCAGGGCCACTTGATGGATCAGTATGATCCATAAGTTGAGTAGTATCAGTAATGACCATTGGATAGCGAACATTAGCAAGGCTAAATGATGGGGAACTTGCATTATATTCGTTAATACCAAATTTAGTATCTGCTGTATCAAACCAATATGTACCATCAGCTGGGTCACCGTGTGGTGCGTCTGCTTTGCCAGTTAGTTGAGCAAGATCTAAATCTGCACGAACAACATAAGCACGATTGCTTACACCTAGGAAACTGTATGCAGCCTCTAAACCGTATTCATTCTGTTCGCCAGCATGGATAGGATTGTTGTTTGAGTCAGTGTAAAATTTAGGAATACCAAATGTATCCGATAAATCTTTCTGGCTTGTAAGCAAGTATACTTTGCCTGCGTTTGCTGCCAGTGTTCCCGGTGCGATGCCAGTGCCTGCACCATTTTGTTTATTTTCTGCGGAAGCAACAACAATTAACGGTACAGTGCCTGGGGCAGCTGGAGTGTAGAAACTCTCGTCTATTACTGTTACACTTACGCCTGGTGAACTTAATTGAGCCATATGTTTTATCTCCATGAATACATGTTCTAATGTATTTATAGGTTTTTTGGTTTTTCTAGCTGTTATAGCATACCAAAAAGGCCTTCAAAAGGCCTACTATTGATTAAATACACTATGAGACCACTATGTTCATGCGGATACAGACCCGCCGCAGTTAATTATCGTAAGAATGGACAGACATACTATCGTAGTATGTGCAATGTCTGTATGAAAGGTGTGGCTAATGCTGGTATTGCTAGATGGTTCCGCGCTGGGTACCGCATAAAGTCAACATGCGATAAGTGTGGATTTAAAAGTCCACACTCAGAAGTATTTGCAGTATTTCATGTGGACGGCAATTTAGATAACTGTCGGCCTGCTAATCTCAAGACTGTGTGTGCAAACTGTCAGAGGCTTCTTCATCGAGAAGGTGTAAAGTGGAAACAGGGAGACTTGACACCAGACCTTTAACCTGTGCAAACAAGTCATCAATAGACTTGTTATTGTCTAACACAGCATCAAAGTTAGTTCCAACCCATGCAGTTTCGCTAGCGTGAATTTTTAAACGTTTAATACGTTCGCTACTAATGGCATAACTCATATTTCTGTCGCCTGCATTCATGTTTATAGCATCGTTGTACCATTCGGGTTCCGGGCCACGTACAACCCGCACAACAAGGCCGCCCGAATCTTTAATTGATTTAATTTCATTAGGGAAACGACAGTCGCTAATAACAATATCATCTTTGCTGTTGCGTAGTTTATTTTCTAAACTGGCAATCCATATATCATCGTGAAAGGCTTTGCGACAAACTTCAGTGCCCCAGTACTGTAATACCCAGCGTGGAGTTAAATTAGGCATGTTTAAGCGTTCTGCCCACCAAGGATCAACTTGTTCACGCCATTCACGTGCTTGTTTTGTACGACCTTCTAGCATCATGCGGTCCCACCCAAACACCTGTGCTACTGCATCTTTAAGACTGTTGGCAAAAGATTCTCGTCGGAATCCGTGAAAGTTGGTAAGATAATCGGCAATAGTATCCTTGCCAGAACCAATAAAACCGCATACACCTATGATCATAGAGCCCCCTAATATAGCTCTAGTATATAACAGTTTTATTACAAGGTCAACTTATTTGTTAGCCAATAACAAATGCATAGCCAGTTCCACCTGCTATGTAAGTTTCCATTTCTTTATCTAGATCTTTTAGCTCTGCTGTACCGGCAGTTAATAGTGCTGTGCCATTCAATGTAATAGCACTCCCCGGGCCTGCAATACTGCCAAACTTACTACGTGCTTCACCCAACATTATCTTACAAGTTGCTAGTGTATAATCTTTAAGCCATTGTTTGGCATAAATGTCTTGTAGCAATACCCAATCTGGACGATAATTTTGACTCTTAATTAAAATCTGTTCGCCTTGTGCAAATGGTCGTTGTAAAATATTTAAAATGTGGCTTGTTGGTTTCCAACTGAATTCAATATACGATCCAAACATTTTACCTACTAGCTTTTGATAGCCAGCAAATAATTCGTAAGTTGCTAAACCGCCCATCATACTACCCGACATTAAATAAGTGTTGGTGTAAGCTAGATTAAACGGCTCAAATAGCGTACCGCCTGCACCCATTCCACTTCTTGAGCCAATAGCTCTACGAAAGACGCTTTGTACATTAATAATTTCGTCAGGCAATCTATATTCATTTTGATCCATTATTAGTTCAAGGAAACTATAACTTTCTTCCACAGCATTTGGACTACGTTGTCGAAAGCGGTTTAATGCACGATCTAAAGCAGTTTCATAATGAATAGGGTCAAGCTCTACTTCAATCATGCCGTCACCTAGCATGGTACGCACATAGTCAAAGACTTTGTTTCGTTCTAGTAATGAATTAGATTCTGTTGTTGATGGTAGATCGTCCATATAAGTTCTCCATGTATATTTATCAAGCGATAAATATCATATGCCAAGACTATCACTGTATAAACCCGAACGCGGGCAAGATTATAAATTCATGGACCGACAAATTTCTGAGATGTTTCAGGTTGGCGGCACGGATGTGTATTTGCACAAGTACATGGGTCCAAAATTAAACCCTAACGGAACCGCAGATCAACCTGTAATTGATTCATATAATGTGGCAAATATACAGGATTTATTGTTTTTAGAAAATCGTGATAGGAAATACGAAGAAGAAATTTATCGTATTCGTGGCATTTATAATGTACAGAACATTGATTTTAATTTAAGTCAGTTTGGATTGTTTATCGATAACGATACAATTTATATGACCGTGCATATTAACGATTTTATCAAGTATATTGCCCGTAAACCCATAAGTGGAGATGTAATAGAATTACCGCATTTGAAAGATCAGTTTGCACTAAATGATTACGATATTGCACTGCCACGCTACTATGTAATTGAAGATGTTGGCCGTGCTAGTGAAGGTTTTAGCCCAACTTGGTATCCGCATCTATACAGATTAAAACTTAAGAAAATAACAGATAGTCAACAGTTTGCTGACATTCTTAATAAACCTGCAACTGATGCCAACGGTGATCCAAGCGGAACAACTTTAAGAGAATTATTAAGTACTCACAACAAAGAACTTGAAATTAACGATCAAATTGTTGCACAAGCAGAAGCAGATGCACCCAAGAGTGGTTATGAAACTAGACAATTTTACACACTGGCTGTTGATTCTACTGGAAAACCAACATTAACCACTGCTGACGAAACTGACATTAGTGCGGCATCAACTGTAAGAGCAAGTCAAGTGACTGGCGTTCCAGAACGTACAGGTTATACAGGTTATCTGGTTGGAGACGGTTTCCCAGTTAACGGATATGAATTTGGATTTGGAATACAATTTCCTTCATCCCCTGCGCAAAATGATTTTTTCCTTCGAACTGATTTTCTTCCTAATAGATTGTTTAGATTTGACAGTACAAGATGGATTAAAGTTGAAGATGCGGTACGCATGAGTATGACTAATAATGATGTGAGACGTACTTTTAAAACTAACTTTATCAATAATAACAATTACATGTATACTGATATTGTTGCTACTGATTATGTAAGATTAGTACAAGGTGCCGCAGTTGTGTCCACTAACATTGCTTCCACTATTTTGGCGCCGTATGTTGTATTAAAACTTGATACTAATAAATTAGAATATGCGCTTGCAGATTATCCTGATTTAATTTCTATCAACGGTGATTTTATACAAATAGTATTGCCAATTATTAATCTAGTACAACAAACGATTCCTTATGATGGAGTCTGGGCAGTGACATTATATAATGTACGTGAAGAGGAAAGACAAAGCCTTTCCAAAGCACTTAAACCAAAGGCAGATTTATAATGCAACATTTCTACGACGGTCAGATAAGACGTTATATCACGCAAACAATTCGTGTGTTTAGCAATTTTGTGGTCAAATACGGCGACGGCACGCTTGTACGTATACCAGTCATGTACGGAGATGCTGATCGACAAGTTGCTAGTATTGTAAGACAAAATAGTGAAAATAAAATTAATAGTGTTCCTAGAATTTCTGTGTATGTTAACGAATTAAGTTTAGATCGTACTAGACTCAGTGACTCTAGTTTTGTTGGAAAAGTACATTTTAGAGAACGCGGTATTCAAGTTGATCCGACTACCGAGCGCAATACTTATAATCAAAGCCAAGGCCGTAATTATACTGTTGAGAGGGTAATGCCAACTCCGTTTAAATTATCAATGAAAATTGATATATGGGCTGCCAATACTGATCAAAAATTGCAAATTCTTGAACAAATACTAGTACTATTCAATCCAAGTTTAGAATTACAAACTACAGACAACTATATTGATTGGACTAGTTTAACTACTTTAGAATTGTTTGATGTACATTGGAGTAGTAGAACGGTCCCCGTAGGAAATGATAGCCCTATTGAAGTAGCTACACTAACAGTGAATACTCCTATTTGGATCAGCCCGCCGGCCAAGGTCAAACATCTCGGTGTTATTACTAAAATTATTACAAGTTTTTATCAAGATTCAAACACAAGTCCAAGTGGTTATATAGATGGATTAGGTCAAGATCTTGCAGATTCTACTACATCGTTTTCAGTGCGTTTAACAACAATAACAACAACCACTAGCGGAGACTTTGGAATACAAGTATACAATAGCGAAGTTAGATTGATGGCTGAAAAAGAAAATGCTATTCCCCAAGATAGTCTTTTACAATTACCAGTTAAACAAGGAGCGGCTATCAACTGGCAAGAATTATTTGATCAGTTTCCGGAACAATATGTTGCAGGATCTAGTAGATTATTTCTAACACAATCTAATGGGTCAGCAGTTGTTGGTACTATATTAATTAATCCTTTAGATAATACATTACTTAATGTATCGTGGGATCCTGATACGCTTACTACAAATACTGGAATAGATAGTCAAGGTTATTTAGATACCGATGTTGGTTATGATTTAAGCGGGTGTCATAGGGCTAGTAGTCCTGGAACATTTGATGCCATCATGGATCCGTTAATGACTGGGCCAAACGATGTAAAATTTATTTCTAGATACGGTGCATTGGCTGCCGGGCGGCGTTATCTAATCATAGAAGACATCGGTAGTAATATCAATATAGATGGTGCAGATGCCTGGAAAAGCACAACCAATGTTGATTTTGTGGCTCGTGCAAACGACATTATTGAGTGGTCTGGCACGCAATGGAACGTAATTTTTGATAGTGTTCAAGAAACTGATACCATGGTCTGGCAAACAAATATATACACTGGAGTTCAATACTTATGGAACGGAGTTTCCTGGGTTAAGAGCTTTGAAGGTGAATATAAGGCCGGTGAATGGAAGATAGAACTTTAACAGATAAAATTATATGTAGTGGTGCATTATTTTGTACCAAATCAACCCGCAGATTTTTACTGCTACAAAAAGCACACGGTAAACACATTGGTACTTGGGGACTAGTAGGCGGCACTAATCTAGTCGGTGAGAATCCTTGGCAAGGTCTTCAACGAGAAATTGAAGAAGAAATAGGAAAAGTTCCTTACATTAATAAAACATTGCCATTAGAAAAGTTTGTTAGTAATGATAGTGTATTTAATTTCCACACTTATTTCTGTGTTGTTGAGGAAGAATTTATTCCAAAATTAAGCAATGAGCATAGTGCATGGGGCTGGTTTGATCTACAACGATTTCCAAAACCTGTACACCGGGGACTTGATTTAAGTCTGCGTAATCGAATTATACAAACTAAAATACAAACAGTGATAGATTTAATAGACAATTTATAAAACAAAAAAGCCGCATATAGCGGCTTTTTGTTTTGTACTTTTTTGAATTAAGCCTGCGCTTCACTCCAACGTAATACCAAATTACAAGGAATACTTCCTGAACCAGCGGCACGATAGATGTTAATTGCCAGTACGTCTGGACCGTTTGGATATGTACCACGGCCACCTAACACAGTGTTTGTTAGTTCTTTCAATCCTGATAAGTCAAGACCTTTGTCGTTTCCTGGAGCACTAATGAACGAGAAAATCTGTTCGCCTGGTTGTGCATAAGGCGGTTGTCCAAACTTGAATGTAACACTTGTACTTGCAGGAGTAATTGTACTGCTATCTGAAGTTTGGTTAAAAGTTACACGATAATACTGCGTACCAAAATAACTTACTAATGTTGTTGTTGAAACATAAGTACCGCCTGGGAAAATGCCTCCAGTGTTAACCTCAGTACCGTTAGTGGCGTTAGTAGCTTCCCAACTTGCTTTCTGGAAGAAAATTTGTGAAGTTCTTGTTACAGGGTAGCTGTTTGTTGCTGTTAGTGTTGCAGCACCTGCTGTATTACCAGTTGCGTTCTTACTTAATGTAACATAATAATAGCTTACACTGTTATAAGTTCCCCAGAAGTTAATACTGTTAATAACACTACCGGATGCAATATTACTTCCGCTAATACCTTGACCAGTTGTTAGTCCAGATGTAAGATATGTATTATAGTTTGTAGTAGTAATGTACAAGTACGGGCTACCGCTAACTACTGAGTTAGCACCACCAGGTACTAATTCAACTGTAATCGAACCAGTTGGGAAAGCTGCGGTTGTAATAGCAGTTGTCGTTTGACTTGCACCACCAGCCCAAACAACGCTACCACCAGAAGCAACTTGTGAGAAGCTTGGCAAGCCGCCAGCACCAGAACTTTGTAAACCAGTCCATGTAACATCTGAAACGTTAGTTGGATAGTTTTGTGGATTTAGCACACCTTCAACAACAATACCGCCTGTAAACTGTGCGTTAGAACCGTTGTATCCGTCTGATGTAATTTCAAGAGATTGTAACAATAATTGCGCACGGTTAATCAAGTCCCTATCGCCCAAGTCACCAATAATTGCGTTAGACACACTGGGTGCTAGACGTATCATAAACGCTGTTTGTTTAGTAGTAGTTACTTGCAAGTTAGTAGAACTGTAGTTAAACAAGTATCCGCGATCCGAGTCAAAGCCGCCGTCTTGAATGTAAGCACTACCCCAGTGACTAATGTTTGGTGTTGCTGTACAAGCCACCTGGATAACACCAGTAGCAATAGCATGAGTAGCTGCTGTACCTGCGCTGAATGATCTAGCAAATCCTGCTACGAAGTGTGTAAATGTTGCTGTTCTTGTTGCGCCTGTTAAATTACCTGCACCTGTTGATGCGCTCTTACCAGTATAGCTGATAAATTCATTATCTATGTAAACAGTACCGGCAGTTGGGAAAAATGTTAAATCTGCAACTGGTATAGTCGTTTGGCTTACATCCATGGCTGCTGTTAGTTGGCTTCTTGCACCTTCGTTGACAACTTCATAACGAACTGGGCTGTTACCTGAACGCTGATAAGCTTCTCTGTTTAAGTTATTACCACGTAGTCTGTGAACAGTAATATATTGCCCTGTTGGGCCACGCATCATCCAGTCTGTAAATCCAGCACCATACCATGTCCACTGCAAGCCAATCATCTGCATCTTACCTGCATCAATATTATATCCGCTTGGGTTGAAAACTCCTCCGGTTCCGTCACAACGATCTACGTTCCATTTACTCTGTGGCACAATATATTCAAGAGTTTTAGCAATCTTGATACCCGAGCTAGTGTTTGTTCCACGATAGTCTGGAGAAATATACATTGTAGTGTCGCTGGCAATATTAGTTACCACGTGGGTCATACCACGAATAACTACACGATCACCTGCTACCAATTGGCTGGCAAAACGTGTTGCTACACCAGTTACTGTATTGCTATCAGGTGCAACTGTTGCTGTACCTGAAATTTGGAATGTGCTAGATCTACGTCCGATAGCAAATGTATTGCCGTCGTATTGAAAGAACGGACCGTTTTGGTCGTCAAATGTTCCTGCACGAACAACAGCACCTGTCCAGTTTTTAATAACCATGTAGCACGGGCCGTCTAAAGATGTACTAGTTGCACCTAGTGTAGTTGTAGCCAATACTGTTAATGTACGTTCATCAACAATACTTGCCACAGTATATGTGCCATTATAGCCAGATGTAAATACGCCGGCAATTTGAATAGTAGCACCAATTTGACAGTTATGATCAACATCGTCTGTGACAATAGTAATAACACTACCAGCACTAGTTCCGCTAGAATTAACACTCTTAATATCATAGTTAGGAGCAAACAATGCACCAGTATTATAATTAATAGCTTTACCAGACTGATAACGAATGTACTTTTTACTCATACGAATTGCATGAGAACCATAAGCAGGGCCGCCTGTACTTAAAATAACGCCGCCGTCTAGTGGTCTGTGTAAGAACCAACTATCAGGACGAGCATAAATCAATCCACCAATTGTTCCAGTAATAACGGCTGCACTTCTTGCAGTATATGTAAGTGTTGTTGCGCTTGGAGTAGATTCAATAAAGAACGGGCCGCCAGCGATTTTATGGTTTTGTGTATCGCCAGAGTCACTTGTAACATACACTAGAATTGTACCGCCAGCAACAAACCCGTGGGGAGCCGGGAATGTAATTGTAATTACTGGAGTTGCGGCTGCGCTATAAGTAAATTGAGGAGCACTTACAGCAGCACCTGTATAGAATCCGCCTTTACGCAACTGAATAATAGGACTGTATAAACTATCGCCGTTTGCAGACCCTACTTGTGCTTTAGCATAGTAAGTAAAACTACTCGTTGTAGGCACTGAAAATATAATAAAACTGCCTTCTGCGCGGCTAAAACCTGTAATACTTGTGTTTAACCCTTTAATAGTGAACGGGCCGCCTACTAATAAACCGTGTGAGCCAGATGTAGTGACTGTGATCAAACTTTCACCAGTCGCAGCATTTGTTGTGATTGCAGTAACGGTTGTATCTGTTCCTGGAATTTCGTAAATGCTTGGGTAACCACGCATCATGCTAACTGCTTGCCACTTTGTAGGTTGTAATCCATATTCAAAGTCTGCATCAAGCATGGACATTGGTGCAGAAATACGTGTACGTTCAAACGCATCTGTACCAATTTCTGGCATACGGACATCCATAAATGGCTTTTCGTAGAATATTTGGATAGTATCGTTAGCACTGTGGCTTGCGGTATTAACTTGTAGTGTAATTGTAGTAATACCGTCAGTACTATCCAACGCTGTTGTAAAGTTAGTATCGTTTGCTCTAGTAAATGTAATTGCTGTGCTAGCGTTTGTTGTGTCAGCAAAGTTATATAGAATAACATTGCGTGTGGTGTTTGTGATAATTAACAACTGATTAAGATCAACCTTACCCGGAACTTTAATAGTACCTACGCCAGCAGCACCTGGGGTAAAAACGTAGCTTCTAATCTGACTTTTGGCCATTTATGACTTCTCCAAATATTATTAATGTTATTTAGCTTAATTTAGTGTTCGCATTTATTATCGAGCACTTACACCTGAAAAGTAACCCATTATAAACATATCTTCTACTTGCTTCTTGGTGGCTGCATATGTTCTATTAATATTCCATGTAGGGTCTGACATAGTTATCGCTGCATTTGTAAATCTGCCTGATGCCGCAGTTGTTGCACCAATTATAACATTATCAATTGTGCCTGCTGTCGCCGGATTAATAGTAATTGTACCACTTCCAGTTGGGCTTAATGTTACTGTTTGATTATTGGACACCGCTGAAAGTTGTCCAAGTAATGATGTAGTTTGTCCAAGTGTTCCAAGCGTTAATGTGCTAGACGGGCTTACTGTAACTAATCCCGTCGGGCTTATTGTAACATTTGCTGCTGGGCTTAATGTAACAGTATCAGTTGTAGTAAGAGTTGTAAATCTTCCTGGTGCTGCTGTTGTCACACCAATGCTTGTATTGTTCAGTGCTGCCGTTGTTGCTGGTGCTAGACTAAAAGTACCAGATGTTAAATTTAAATTACCAGTAATATTGACAGTACCTGTAACATTTAATCCGTCTAATGTACCTGCAACATGTGTAACACTTGGTCCTAATGTAGTAGGTGTTAATAAAGCATCCCCGTTATAGCCTAAATAAGAACCAGTTGTAAGTTCAATTTTAGTACCAGTAACTGTAATGGTATTTGTGACCAAGTTTCCTTCAACGTCTACTACAAAATAAGGGCTAACGTATCCGTGTGCTGATCTAAATAATTTAGAAACTGTAGTCATAGTTTTTCCATTAATACATTGCCATGCCATATGCGGCTGCTAATGCGGCTGCATATCCAAATGTAACTGCACTATTTGGGCCAGCTGGCTGACTGGTCATTGTTAATGTTGTAAATCTTCCAGATGCAGCAGTTGTTGAACCAATAGCTGTATTATTAATAGTACCAGTTACAGTAGGATTAATAATAAGAGTTCCTGTACCTACTGGACTAATAGTGATAGTGGCATTGTTGCCGTTCATGTTAACGTTGCCAGTAGTTGTTAGGGTAGTAAAAGTAGCCGGTGCAGGAGTAATATTACCAATAGTTACATTATTCATAGTTCCTGTGGTCGCCGGAGCAATTGTAATAGTACCTGTTCCTGTTGGGCTTAACGTAACTGTAGCATTTGCTGAATTTAAATTTACAGTACTGGTTGCAGTTAAGGTTGTAAAAGTTCCTGCTTTAGGAGTACTTGCACCAATAATAACATTATTCAATGCACCAGTTGTTGCTGGATTAACTGCTAAACTATTTGTTACTGTTAAATCTGCAATTGAACTTCCAGTATTAATATACAATGTATTTGTAACTGCATCAGTAGTTACCGCAACACCATTTGTTCCTACAACATTTAAAACATTATTAGATGCATGCAGATTAATTGTGTTTTGACCGCTGACTGTGAGATATGTATAACCGTTCATACGGCTGCTCCTAAAAGAATAGCCTGTAATTGGCTGAGTGTTATAAGTTGATTACCTGTTGTACTAGGATTTAAAACTGTTATCGTAGTAAATGTGCCAGACGCTGGCGTAGTTGCACCAACAGATACATTATTAATAGATCCTAAATTTGTAGGGTTAAAAGAAATAGTACCCGTACCCGTTGGGCTCATAGTAATTGTTTGATTGTTGCTAACAAATGATCCTGTTGAATTTACTGTTAATATTGTAGCAATTATAGAATCTGGTGCCGATGCTCCTATACTTACATTATTAATTGTACCGGTTGTTGCAGGATTAATAGTAACTGTGCCAGTTCCGGTTGGTGCTAATGAAATTTGTTGATTAGTACTAATTGCAGATACTGCACTGGTTGATGTTAATTGTGTAAATGTTCCATCAGTAGGAGTTGATCCTCCAATATTTACATTATTAAAATTTGATACCGTTATAGTGTTTGCTGTAAAAGAATTAGTAACTGTTAAATTAGCAACATTATTCAAACTAAATGTTATTGCACTAGGAGCAGTAGTAATTGTAATTGCACTATCTGTATTTTTAATGTTTAGTTTTGTTAATATAAAATCAGCAGCTAATGTTGTTTGACCCGGAACTTGAACTAACCCAATATTGCTAATTGCCATAGATCCATTTTCATTGACAGCCATGAATCCGTCAGGAAGATTAGAATTATTCCAATTTTTAAATACACCCAATTCGCCGCCAGTACTTGAACTTTCGCCATCGATGGTTGGAATATATGTAGGTGTTAGTCTTTCATAGTAGGTAACTTTAAAAGTTAATTTAACGTGTTCTAACGGGGTAACACCGTCATCTTGATTGAAAGGACTGGCTGTTAATATTACTTTAGATGCGTCAACTGTTGCGCTGAACTGTACTAAATCTCTACCATTATTATTTCTACTGCTAACCAATACTGATGCCTGTTCGGGTCGAGCAGAAACTTTTACGCTAACATACTCAACATCATTTTTTCCGTATTCAGCTACTACTTCGTAAACTGCGCTAGAAAATTCTCCAACAAACCATGTATCTATTACGGTATCCGTTGGAATAGGTATTTCAGATCCTTTAACGGACCAGTTTATACCCTTTTTAAGTCTCAGGGTATTTCTTAAGCCTTTAACAAAATAGTCTGCAAAGTTCATATAGTCTCACTAGTACAATGTATTTATTCATAGTCAAATATATTGCTCACGCTCGCTAAAAATGCTAAATTAATACAAACTAGGAGTCTTATATGGGTCGTTATTCAGAGTATTTTAATGAAATATGGAAATTGCAAGCTAATCGAAAAGTTATTGGAATAACACTATTTGGTGTATTATTTGACAACTCTGTGCCGTTTACACCTGGCAATCAATTAACTGTTGCGGATGGTGCTGATAAGGCTATCCAAATACTCACGCAAAAAGGTTATGATTTTGTTATTATTGCAGGACAAGCACCCAGCAGAACTAAAAATTTAGATCAGCAAGACTTTGAAAATATTCTAAACGGTACCAGAGAAATATTTGAAAGCATGGGTGCAAGAATTAAAAGTGCATATTATTCTCCGGGAACAGACAAATCAGATCCGTATGTTAAACCTAATATTGGAATGTTTGAACGGGCACAGTCTGAAGGATTTATTAAATGGGACGGAACTTACTACGTTGGAGCAGAGTCTAATGATGTTAAGGCTGCGGCAAAAGTTAAATCAATTCCAGTTTTAATTAAATCAGGCAAAGGATCTAAAACAAAAGCGTTTGAATTAACACATCAGGTTAAGGTACAAGAATTTGATAGCTTATTAGAATTTGCTAACAGCATATAATAAAAAAGGAGCAGTTGCTCCTTTTTTGTTGTTAAAATTCTCTTGAATTTAGTATATCATCAGTTCCAGTTTGACCTTTCCAAAATGTATTAAATGCCATTGTTCTACGAATTTCAGCTGTTTTATTAGGTAATACTTGATGTCCAACATTTGATAATATAAGAAGTAAGTGATTTTTTAAATTAGTTTCAGGTGTTACCAATTCTTTTATACTTACAGGACGTTGTTTTCTATAAAGATAGCAAGGAATTTCTTGAACAGTAGTATTCATTGAAAAGTTTAAATTATCCGGGTTATCGTCCAAATACAATACACCGCTAACAACACTAAATGGATGTACGTGATCCTGATGGCTGCCTCCTGCTAGAGTTTTATTAGCCCAAGAATTAGATATTTCTATTTTTTCAAAATGTTCAGCACCGTATGCATTTTTTAAATAATTTCCACATTCGTTTTCTAAAACATCTTTAATTGTTTTAAATTCTTTTCGATTAAAAAGATGTTGATCAATACTTATATCGTTATACTTATTGCGCTTAAATTCAAGTTTATCAAATTCTTCACGCAATAAGTCAAAATTTATCTCGTTACTTAAATCTTTAATTAAAACTAAATTGGTAGACAAATTAAAAAATTCGTTCATATTACTTCTTTAAATGCGTTTTTTGTCACCAGCTTGCCGATTTCTGGAAGCCATAAGTATTGCATTTCTGAACGATCTAGAGTTGACAATGCTTCTTTAACTGTTTCAACTAACGGATCGCCTGCAAGATTAAAGCTGGTATTAAATAAAATAGGAACATTTTTTAACTTGTTAAACTCACTAATTAGTTCATAATAGTGAGGGTTTTGTTCAGACGTTACTGTTTGAATTCTACAAGTTCCGTCTACGTGTGTGATTGCAGGAATTGAGGATTGTTTATCTTCTAATACATTCACAGCATACATCATAAATGGACTGTCTGTACGTGAACGGAAATCAAACCATTCTGATGCATGTTCTGCCATGACTGTACCTGCAAATGGTCTAAACCACTCGCGATGCTTAACTTCATTAACAATATCTTTGCCGTTAACAACTGTTGGGTCAAATAAAATTGAACGATTACCTAATGCACGGGGGCCGGCTTCACTGCGTCCTTGATATAAACAAACAATGTTCCCGTCTGCAATTAATTTAGCCACTGTAGCGGCACTGGCGTCAGTTTGTAAAAATCCAGTAAAATCAGCATCAGCATAGTTAGCACTATTATCAGGTCCAAGATATAAACTTGTCAGCGGAGTTTTTATTGAATCTTTTGTAATTGTCCTATACACATGCTGGCATACCCCCATTACATTTCCACCGTCGTGGCTTACTGGTTCGTGATAAAATTCAACATCGGGAAATTCTTTTAAAAATTCATAGTTAGCAACACAGTTAAGTACAAAACCTCCAGCCATTACAATTTTCTTATTACCAGTTATTTCAATTGCTTTTTTAATTAGTGCAATCACACGTTCTTCAGCAGATTTTTGTACGGCATATGCAAGATCTTTTCTAAAATCATCAATAAGATCTGGATCAGTGTGCCATGCAACATCGCCTTCGTGCTCTTTTAATTCTGGATTTAAATCGCAACGAATTACATTGCCAGCGGGAAACTTTGGTTTAATTAAATTACGGTTACTAAATCTGCCTTCGTGAATCTTAATGTTGTTGTTTGGTTTTCCGTACGGTGCAATACCCATCGTTTTTCCTGCTTCGATGGCATGAAATCCTAGATATTGTGTCACAGCTTCGTAGGTTTTAGTAATACCGTGGCCGTCTGATACTTCAATTTGGCAATCGTCGTCGAACAATTCAAAACTATCAACAAGATTTGTACCGTAGTGTACTAACTGACGTTTAATTTCAGCAGGATACCCAAGACTCCAGATAGACTCTACTTCCCATGTTTCCTGCTTTAACTGTTCCAAATCAGGAATGTTAATGCCGCTGCCGGCGCCATCAATCACAATAGCGGTAGCAGAATCAAATCCACTATTATAAAATGCTGTTACAGCATGTGTCATATGATGATCGTCGCCTAGTTTAATAGTTTCTACCTTATGTCCTGGTTGTTTCTTACGAACCAAACAAGTGTAGGCATCTTCACCAGTCCACGGCACTTGCCCAAATGCATTACGTGTTCCGCATAATATAAGAAAATCTATATGATCAGTATATTCAAATGCTTTCTCAATGCCTAGAAATGGGTTACCGTCGTATTTCAACCTACTTAATCTGTCTTCTTCAATGTAAAAAATTAATTCACTATCTTTGTATAGGGCTGCTGCGCCGTTATGTCCTACATTAATTCCTAATAACCACATGTGATAATCCTTTATTTTGTTGTTTTAGTAATATGTGCTTTGATATTAGCAATAATACTTTTAAGCTCGTCTTTGCTAAAATCCATGATTGAATCATTTAATCTATCTGCTTCTTCAGCTGCAAATCCTGCAATCCTAATAGGGCTATAATGTCTAACAGTATTTTTCTTTTCAACGATGTTAAAGTGCTCTGGGTATGTAATATTGATTGGAAATGTACTGCCGCATACAATAGTTCCAGGTTTATTAAATGCATATGCTAAATGTTGTCCTACACTATCGCATCCAATAAAGTAATCACTAGCTTCTATGATTGCAGCCCATATTCTTAATGGCACTATATTGTCTGGCTGGAAAATGGGTAAATTTACAACATTTAACTTATGTTCTCCCATATACATGATATTATAATCTTTAGATAATTCTGCAACTAATTCCATAAAAGTAGATTGTTCTATACTTCTACTGCTTTGATCGTACACTACTCCGCCGCCGCCCAACATACTGCTTCTTCCAAACGGTTGAATTACAATAGTTTTTTCTTTTTGATGTTGCTGTTTTACTTGCCCAAGAATTTCCATTGCGGCAATTTCTTCAGATTTATTTAAAACAACTGTTGGTTGAACATTTGCAGTAGTGCGTTCTCCTAATATTTCCCACCAAAAACTTTGTTGCAAACTACTGCGTTGATTGTAATATTCTCTGTCTCTGTAAGGCTCTGGGCTAATACAGATATTGTCTTTGATTAAGTTTTCAAATAATCCTTTGTGGTTAACATCCCATGCATATTGTTGCAGAGTAGGATGACCCATATAAAATTCCATGCCACCTTCGCAAACGATGCCGCCAAGTTCTCCTCGTTTATGACTTTCTTCCAATGCTGGAATGCTGGCCAGTACACGGCCTGCGCCACCGTTGATAAAAAATATTTTTTTCATTGTTGCCCTTGATAATGTGCGTATATAACTTTATTTATGATACACGTTTTATTGTAAAATATTCTTGGTTATATAGTCAACCAATATGTTACCGTATTCTATGTGAGACGCAAAATCAAAACACTCCATCCTGTATCGCTGTTAGCATACAATATAGTCATTTTTTCTCTTGGGAATCAATTAATAGCATATATAGTGTATAAATCAATTACATAGGAATAATATGAAAAAAGTAGTTAATGCATTTTCAGTGCCTATTTTAGAAGCAATTTTTCCATCTAATTCAGATCAGACTTCTGAATGGATGGATAATATAAATTTTTTGCTTGATAGTATGGACGATAAACGATTGTTAAGTCACGAGTGGAACAATAATGTTGTTACTGATAATAGGAGTACTATTGGATATAGCTCTTTCAATCATGGTAATTTATTAGACGATCCAACATTTCAAAGTTTTTTTGAAAATATAACTCCATTAATAACTGAATTTTTAGAAAAACTCGAATACACTGGCAACTGGCGATTTGAAAATGCATGGGTCAATGTATATCCGGTAGGCGCCTATGTTCCATTGCATAATCATGGAAACATGCATTGGAGCGGAGTTTACTATATTACAGCATTAGAAGGTTGTGGCGATTTAAAACTTATTGATCCAAAAGAATACGCATTGAGCAACGAACCAAATGGAACCAAATGGAGAGGCGTTAATAATATGAAGATTGATGCTACTACTGATAAACTAGTAATTTTTCCTGGCTATTTAAAACACGAAACTGATCCAAACTATTCAATAGGTGATAGGGTAGTCATTAGTTTTAATATCATGTGTGTATAAAATGTTATATAATACAGAATTCCCATTGCTATTAGAAACAACATACGTTGTTGATTCTGAAACTCAACAACGTATGATTAATACTGTATTATCTCAAAAAGATAATGGAAATTATCATGGAGGTTACACTTTTCATGTAAAAGATCAATGCGGTGATTTTAAAAATCTATATAATTATTTTTTAAAATCTACTGAAAGTGTTACTGGACCTTTAACATTAGCTCCTCGTAATAAATCTTGGTGCTGGGCCAATGTATATAATCGAGATAATTTTAAAACTAACTTACATGATCATGTTGCAACTTCTTCAATAAATGCAATTTATTATTTAAAAATGCCAGTTGATTTAAAACCAAACGAAGGCGGACTGCGAGTCTTTAACATTAATAACGAATTAATAGAATACTACCCTGACGAATTTGACTTAATAATCATGCCTAGCAATATTCCTCATGAACCGTTATATCATTCATCGGAAGATTTTAGGATAGCTATAAACATGGAAATATGTACTTTATTTCCTATTTCTCAAAATTATACAGAAGATAAAATTTATGCAGCCGCGCAACCAAGATTATGAGCAACTACGAGTATTATCAAAAATAATTATTGATCCAGAATATTGTGACAAAATTATACATAAGTATGATACTGATCTAGAACGTGTAATACAGCAATCTTTTCGAGATGTTCAAATAAAAAACATTAATATAAACGATATTCTAGATTTAAAAAATAATATAATTTCTGCAAACGAAATACACTACAAGTTTGATCTTAATTATGATCAATCAGATTGTTTTTTTGCAAGATACGATACTGGTATGCATTATCAATCATTTCATTTAGATTGTATTGCAGGAGAACAACAACGTAAATTATCTTTTAGCTTGTTATTAAATGAAGAATTCACAGGAGGAGAATTTGAATTGTTAGAAGGAGCTCCTATTCCAACAAAAAAGGGAAAATTATTAGTTTTCCCTTCTTTTTTACCTCATAAAATAACACCAATTACCAGCCAAACACGATATGTTATATTTGGCTGGTTTTATGGTCCAAATTTTATTTAAATTACGGAGTAACAACAGTTCCTGGTATCGTAACAGTACTATCAGCAACTGCATCGCCGCCAGGGCCTGATACTTTAAGAGATACATCGATTGTTTTGTCCTCGTTGCTACGCTCAAATGTCATAGTAACCGGATTTGGTAAATCTAGATCTTCTCGAACTTCTTTTTGAACTTTACCGTCAATTGTCCATTCAATAGTTTCAAATATTCCAGCAGCAATTGATATAAAACTATAAACTACTTCGTTTGAAGTCATTGATGTAAATTTCATGTTAATAGCTGCGCTAGGAGGACCTGGTGGTGGTGGTGGATTTGCAGCTACCCATTCTTCGTGCCATTGGCCGCCTGAAATCCATTCGTTGTCTCTAAATCGCCAGCCAACATGTACGTGGCTTGGCACTTGTTCCCAATGACCTGGGATATCATTTTTTGCAATAGCATCTGGATGCCAAAGACCGCTAGGATCTTCGTCGTGCAGTTGCATTATTTCGTCATTTACTATTTTTGCCCACATAATTTATTCCTTATTAATTATTTCCAATAGATGATAGCCATGCCTGTTCCTGCATTGCTAACTCTCCAATCTAAATCGCTTGGTGGATATGCAAGAGCTGCTCCTGATCCGTTACATAAATCAAATGTTCCGCCATAACATATACATAATATATAACATCTGTTTACGCCTGCGCCACCGCCTTTGCCTGCTTTACTAGTTAAATTACAAATTCCAACGCCGCCAGATCCACCTAATGTTCCAGCACATGTAATCACATTGGGGAATAACGATTGCTGTAATCTATCTGAACAACATACTTTGCCGGCTGTACCTAAACAACATAGTAGTGTCCAATTTACCATAGTTGAACTACTATTGTAAAAATAAGTAGAATTACAATATACATATGTCACGCCGCCAGTACCTGCACCTTCTCCTGCGTTTTCAGGAGTGCTTCCGTATGCTATTTTAGTTGCCCATTGAATTGTGCCGCACCAATATTGTGCATCAAAGCTGATACTTTTTCCAGACGATCCGCTGCCGCACATTGAATGAATATCGTGCCACGGATATGTTTTTGGAGGAGTAGACGGTGTAAATCTTGAACAAGAATGACAGCCATAATAACTACTAGTAGTTTGCACACCCCACCAGTAACATTCTCCCTGTCCCTCATTATTATCGGCGCCGCCCCATCCACCGTGGCCTCCTCTCCAATTTCCACTCATGCAGCAATTGCCTACAATTGGTACACATTCACAAGATGTACTTGTTTGCCATTTGGTTCCTCCTCCTCCGCCAGCTGTAGGAGGATAGTTAACATTGTAAGCATCAGGCCCGCTTTGGGCTGGACTTTGTGGAGTACAAATACAACTACAAGCAGATGCTACCATATTGCCTCTAGTTATATAGCCAATTCCGCCGCCTCCTCCTGCACTAGATCCGCCACCGCTCATACCCCATACTGTAACAGTATTAACCGCATTTTGGCCAGCGCCGCCCGTACTGTAAATCCAAGAGCCTGCAGATCCGCCGCCTGCATATCTTGCATTACAGCAATCGTCGCCTTGATGACCTGGGGATATGGCTGTGCCAACGCCTGCATATACAATGCAATAACCGCAGCAAGTTGTGCAAGAAAAACAAATGCAAGACCCGCAATAATGACTATAGCTACTGCATAAGTTATAGTTGCATCCTGCACAACCACCGTTACTGTTCCAATCGCCTCCTGATGCAACGCCTGCAACACAACCAGCTGCTCCGCCACCTGTAATTGTTCTAGCAACTGCACCAGTATTAGTATATGCAATTGTAGTATCTTGCTCTTGGCGGCCAACAACAATTGTTACTGTGCAACCTGCAGCAACTGCATCAACTTTTTCAGCATATCCGCCGCCAGATCCAGCCATTCCGCAACACTGACCAACTGTACATTTACTCTTGCCGCCGCCGCCAACAGCAATAGTACGTAAACATGTTGCACCACTAGGCAAAGTAAAAGAGTAGTTGCCCGGAGTATCTAAAATAATACGATTGGGCCAGCACTCGTTAGCATTGTACGTATACTTGTGTTGCGAAGTTTGATAACATGTTGAATTTATAACAGCATTACAACAGTTTGTTCCAACTTGTGTAGATCCTGTACTTATATAACGACCCATTTTATGCTTCCCTGTAATATATAATTGCCATGCCTGTTCCGGCATTGCTTACTAGCATGTCAAGTAAACATGGAGGAAATGCTAGTGCTGGCAAAGAACCGTTACAGCAATCGTAAGTTCCACCATAGCACACACATAGTAGTTGACATTTTGATTGTCCGCCACCGCCACCTTTGCCTGCTTTACTAGTATATCTGCACCAGTTTACGCCGCCGGATCCGCCCAGTGTTCCTGCACAAGTAACAAATGTTGGAAACAATGCATCAGACATTAACCATGCTTGATCACATTGTCCAGTTGTTCCTAACGAACAAAGTTTTACCCAGTTTACTGGATCTTGATTAACTAACATTATCCCATGCATGGTAGGATTGCAACAAACTGAAACAATACCGCCAGTCCCTGCACCTTCGCCAGAATTACGTGGGCGAGGGCCTACAAATCCTCCCCAGCAAGCCATATAATTAGTACGCGAACCAACTGTGCCTGGACTACCTGATCCTCTCATATCCTGTATATCCCACCAATCATGTTTTGCAATTCCGCAACATTGACTTTTTTCTCTCCAGCCTGTCCAGCAACAACTGCCGCCAAATGGATATGTACAGAATGCTTTCCAACCCCATTCGTATGTCCAGGCCTGGCCTTCTGATTGGTTGTCTCCGCCTGCGCCGCCATCGCCGCCTTTCCATACACCATTTGAGCAATCTTGTGATCCAAAACTTCTACAACCATAGCCAAAAGTGATTCTAGTGCCGCCGCCACCTTGGGCCGAACCTGGGTAATTTGTACACCAGTTAGTACCTTCACCGTATGCTTCCCATGATCCTCCGCAAATACAATAGCAGCAATTGTAAGACCAATTGCAGCCAGCGTCACAAAAGCCGCCGATGCCAGCACCGCCGCCAACAGTTCCGCCTGTGCCACCACCACCGCCCGATCCGCAAATTCCCCATGCATAGCCACCGCATAGTGCTAAAAATGATCCTGCACTTGCTCCACCAGCAATAGACATACCACAACAGGGACTACCTTCACTTCCAGTTGGTTCGTATTGATAAACAATACAGTATCCGCAACAAGTTGTTAAAGATATACACTTTTGGCTACCGCAATAATGACTATACGATCCACCGCAGTTATTACAAGTGAAGCCTACGCAACCGCCTCGGCTATTCCAATCTCCGCCTGTTGCGGCGCCAGGAATACAACCGGCTGCGCCGCCTGCTGTATGTACATTTGTACCATTGCAAGCAAGTGTAGTGTCAGCTTCTTGTCTGCCAACTACCACTGTAAATGCCGTTGATCCGCCAGTGATAGCATGAATTTTCTCACTATATGCGCCGCCGGCACCTGCTGCACTATTACAGCCGTTGGTATTACCGTCGGCAGTTAAACTGATACACTTTGGTTTGCCACCACCACCAACGAGTATGGTTCTTGCACAAATTGCATTTGTAGGTGCAGTCCACGTGTAACTACCTGGTCTATCAAAGACTACTTTATATTGCCAGCATTGTTTGCCGTCATAGTAGGTCTTTGCACCAGTAACTGTAGGTGCTGTTTTTTCAGCAACACTTACAGCATACGAAATTGGTACAAAACGTCCCATATTATCTATTTCCTATTAAGTTGTACTTGTTTCAATACCGTATGCTACAGCATTAACGCTAGTTGTACTTGCGTAAACTACAATATACTTATTAGTAGCATCGCATACAAGTCCAGTACGCTCTAATACAGAGTTAGCTGGGATTGTTGTGCCGTATTCAAGGTATTCAGCACCGCCCGGTGATGTTGAGCTAGCAAGTGCTAGCCTAACAGTTACCGAAGTTGCATTTCTGTTGCAAATTGTTACGTTTACAACGGCAAATGTGCTTGCCGGACAAGTATACAGTGTAGTATTTGTCGTTGCTGAAAGGTCTTGAGCGCCTAATCTTCCTGTTGCCATAATTTAATTCTCCAATTATCTTAGTAAGAAGTAGTTTAATGCTAAGGGACTACCGTCTATACCCTGTGTAAAGTTAGCTTTGTTACGTATATTTATCTGTGTACCAGCCGTATTACTGATGTTGCTACCAGTAATTTGGATAGTTCCAGCAACAAGCGTATTTACGTTGACTGTGCTATTACCGCCACCAATTTGGCTAGCAATATATGTTCTAATAGCCTTTTGTGTTGGCACAATAGTATCACTATTTGCACTGAATGTTGCATCAGTACTAAACTGACTAATACTTGTATTTGAGCTACCTAGTGTAACACTACCTAGTTGCAATGTCTGTAATCCGCTCAAGTTAAATGCATTGGCATTTAATGTAGCAACACCAGTTGATTGCTGAACAGTGAACAAATTACCCACGTTAAAGTTACCGTCTTGATCGGTACTTGTGTAGAATACGCGGCCGCCACCACTTTCTACAGTCTGTTGCGAAGGAGCTTCAGCTTGGCTTGGTGTATTTGGATAATTGGTTGTAGCAATTGTGCCAGTTCCAATACTCAAAAAGTCATGGCCAGTTAAACGAACTTGGCTGTATAATATTCGCATTGTAATTGCTACACCGTGTACTGGTGCAAGTGAAATGCTCATATTTGGACTGATTTGTAATGTAGCACTATAGTTACCTGCAGTTCCAGTTTGACTACTAATTGTTACTAACTTATAGTAATTACTATTTCCAGCAAATTGTATGTTACTACCTAATGTAGGTATAGCAGTCATACCAGATACATTCATATACTGACTATTTTGATAAATGTCAGCATACCCACTACCACTAATTGTAGTTGTAGAACTTGTGTAACCAGTACCACGATTAGTAAATGTTGGATTACCTAAAACACCAATACCTGTTCTTACAGTATAAGTAGCAGCCGATGTTGCATTTGGATCTCCAAGTGTAATTGTTGGAGGCGTAGCATATCCAGAACCTGGTTCGTAGATCCTAAAGCTACTAATTTGTCCACTTGTAACAACTGCGCGGGCTTCTGCTCGCGTAAAGTTAGGAATACTCAATGCACTTGTGCTGCCACTTGCAATTACTGCCCATGTAGGAGCTGCACTTGTAATTGTAATACTGCCTGTTCCGCTTGCATGAGCTGTATCAACTGTCCAAGTTGAGCTTGAACTAAATTGTGTGCCTGTTAAATTACCGGTAATTGTAGTACCAGCAATTACTCCAATACCATTTAATACAGCACCATTAATAATACCGCTACCACTTGGTGTGCTTGTAACAGTTAATGTAGTTCCACTAATGCTACCAGTAAAGCTAGTACTTGTGTTACCAAATGTCAATGAATTCCATGCTAAATTGCTTAATGTACGCGGAGTCCAGTTAATACCATCTGGGCTACTTGCACCTGCACCTGCACCAGTAACGCTGGTCCATGAACTACCGCTGTTACTTGTAACACTGGTAATTGGGCTCAATGATGAACTTGTACTAACTTGTATTTGATTAGTAGTTTGATTAATATTTGCAATATAATAAGTTGTGCCGCTGGCTATTCCACCAAATGTTCCATTATAAGCTGTTGTTAGTGAGCCTGTAGCAGTGGACAATGTTTGATCTTTACCGCCAAACGATGTAGCAATTGCAAGTTGTGTACTGCTTGGAACCGCAGTTACATAATATGTAGAACCAACTGTGTATGTTAATCCAGTAGGTGTACCAGTTGTAGTTGTTACACCTGTACCTGCATTCAATGATGTACCTAATACAAATGTTGTACTACCATTAGTACTGATAATATAGTAAGTAGTTGGGTTAGCGTAACCAGAAATAGTACCAGTACCGCCCAATGTGCCACTAATTGTTACAGTCATACCAACAGTCAATGTTGCTGCTGTACAAGTAAATTGTCCAGCTGGGCCGGCAATTACAACGCTAGCCAATGTTTGACTTGTTGGTAAAATTGTACCAAAACTAGTTCCTGCAAAAGTTACCGGGCTACCGACACTGATACTTGCTGTACTCGATACTGTTACCAAGTTTCTAGTAGCAATTACAGGTGTGCCTGTAGCAACAGATTGTGTAGTACTTAAACTATAGCTTGTACCAGCAACTGCAATAGTACCTGTTGAAGCAATTGATGTATTAATTGTATAAGTACCTGCGCCGCCTGATCCTGAACCAAAAGCAGTAATCCAACCAGTTAAGTTGTTTAGTGCGATACTTGAATTTTGATAGCTAACATAATTTAATGTATATGTTAATCCTGTTGGAGTACCAGCTGTAGTTGTTATAGGTGTTGAATACTGGCCGCCATTCCAAGGAGGAGTTACGCTTAATTGGAATGTAGTAGAACCGTTTGTACGAGTAATATAATATGTATTACCAGTAGCGTAACCTGTAATAGATCCTGTACCGCCTAGTGTACCTGTAATAGTTACAGTCATACCAACTGTAAGATTAGAAGCTGTACAAATAAAGTCGCCGCTAACGTCATTAATAATTACACCAGCAAGTGTTCCTGCACTAACTGTATATGCTAGTCCTGTAAAACTTGTACCGCCAGAAACTGAAGCTGTAGGGGCCGGGCTTACATAATAAGTACCTGCGCCGCCAGAGCCTGTTCCGTTTGCAGTAACGTAAGTTCCTGCACTTGTTACGGTTCCGCCAGCGCCTGTCGCAGTTGTTCCACTATCAAATGTACAAATACTTGTTGAACATGCTGTTACTTTAAATGTACCGTTAAAGTTGCTGTTTGCATTACCAGTAATTGTAATTGCTTGGCCTGTTGCAAAAGGTGCAGTCGATTGGACACTACTGAATGTTACAGTAGCACTTAATCCGTTTCCAGAAATACTACTAATTGATAAACTTTGTGCAACAAAGCCACCTGGCCAACTTACAACCGTGCCCGGAACAATAGTTCCAACACCAACACCAGATACTGTCATAACAACTGGAGTTGCTGTAATTGTTGTACTTGACACAGTTTGGCTAATATTTACGTACCACTGGCTTGAGCTAGCTGTTGCAGTTCCGAAGATATTTGCAGAAACATAAGTTCCTCCGGTAACACCAGTTCCGCTTAAAACATAACCTACAACAATACCAGTTCCTGAAGGAGCACTGGTAACAGTCATAATGCCACCTAAACCAGTGTCTGTAGTACTAACAGGTGCAATACTTGCAGTAAATGTTACTGCTGTACCTGCTGCAATACCTGCAAACCATGAACTTGAATTACTGGCACCGATTGAAGGTACTGAACCATTAATGTTAGGGCCGCCAATATACATACCTGCTACAGGAGTACCTACGTTTATGCCTTGTAGACTTAAATTACCACCAACTATTTGTGCATAGTTGTTAGTGACTACTGTACCACTAATTGCTTGTCCAACTGATACAGTACCAGTAACTGTTCCGCCAACAGTTAATGTAGACCCGCTAACGCTTGAACTAGTACTTGTAAAACTATTAGTACCAGTAATAGACAATGGACCGGCAAAGATTGTGCCGCCACTTGTGTAACTAGCACTTGCTGTACCTGATGCAGTTAATTGATAACCAGAACTAGATAAACCAATACCTGTGATAGTATAAGAACCATTATAAGCAATTGGTGTAATACCTTGTACGCTTACTGTTCCGCCTACCAAGTATGGAACTGGTGGATAGTAAACAAATGTTACTGCCGCACTTGGTGTTCCTGCGGTTGTTACAGAATATGCACCTGTAGTATAGCTAATTGTACTTGTTGCGGCTGTACCTGTTACAAATGTTAATGCTGTTCCGCCTGGTGTTAAACCAAGTGTTACACTTGTACTTGCAGTTACACTTAATACATAATAAATTGTGTTAGCAACGATACCAACACTAGCCAAGTTAGCACCAGTAAAGTATATTGGCATACCAACTGCCAATGGGCTTGTTGTTGCAAAAGCAAGAGTTGTTGTACCGTTACCTGTTAACGTTTGTGCTGCGATGGTGCTTGGAGTACCAATTCTAAATCTAGTTGCACCGTCTGTGTTTAAGATGAAATAGTAATTACCAGATGAATAGCTAGTGATAGAGCCTGCGGCAAACGTACCAGAGATTTGAATCAATCTGTCTGTTGAAATAAGATACGGTGAACTATTAACTGTAATCCAACCTGCTGTATCTTGAATAACTGCACCGCTTAAATTCACGGATGGCTGTGCGTAAGTAAATGTTACTACAGAACCTGTACCAGAAGCTGTAACAATCGCCAAATTGTTTGCTGACTGTATTGACGTGGCATTAACTCCAGATACAACCATACCTGTTGCAACTGTTCCTTGGCTAACTGTTCCTGGTGTTAGTACACCTGATGCAACACCAATTACGCTGTTGCTTAATTTAGCTACAGATGTTGTTGTTGCTGTAGCAGTTGTTGAGCCGCTATTAGTTGTTAGAACCCAAGTTTGTCCGGTTGCCATACCAGCGGTACTACTTAAAGTAATTTGATTACTGCCTGTATAAGCTGCTGTTGCGGTTGGAGTTAAGTAAGCTGCTGTTGCAAGGAATGTACCTTGTCCGTATGCAATATTTTTCCAAGCATAGCTGTAAGGTAAAACTGTGTTTGGAGTTGTCCAAGTAATACCGTCAGTTGAATAAGCTGTTGCTGTGCCGCCTTGTGCAACTGCAACAAAACGTCCGTTACCCCATGCAATGCTTGTCCAATATGCACTTTGCGGCAATGAACCCGCTGTCCAAGCTGCACCATCTGTTGAATATGCAGTAGCTAAACTTGAAGTAGTTCCGCCAGTAATTGCTACAAATCGTCCTGGGCCAGTACCGTATGCAATTGCTACATAGTTGCCATTAGTAACTGCACCACCGTTACTCCATGTTGTTCCGTTAGCACTATAGGCTGTCACAGTACCGTTACCAATTGCAACAAAACGGCTGTTACCATAAGCAACACTAGTCCATGTACCAGACTGTAAACTAGTCATAGCAGTCCAGCTTGTTCCGTTAGTGCTATAATATGCAACAGTTGTTGCGGTTGAACCTGCAACAGTTACATAATATGTTGTTGAGCTAATTGATCCAGATGCAACACTAACATATGCACTTGCTGAACTTAATCCAGTCATAGCTGTCCAGTTTGCACCATCTACGCTATATGCACTATTGCCCCCTGTTGTGGAAACTGCCACAAAACGACCATTAGCATATGTTGAGCTTGACCAAGTTGTACTTGCTGGCATTGTACGACTTGTAGTTGCAAAACTTGGGCTAGTAAATGTTACTCTTGGCTCAATGCTATAAGTTGTAGTTGAATCTAATGTTGAACTAATTGCTGTTCCAACAACAACGTGGTCCCAGCCTGCTGCATTTACAATCATTGTGCTTGCTGTTACATCCGATAATCCGCTACCAATTACGCCGCCGCCTGCGGATGTACCAACTGAGAATTGAGTTGCACTTGTAATAGCTTGAATGTAATAAACTGTACCAGTGCTGAATCCTCCAATTGCTGTACCCGTAAAAATGATTGGCTGATTTACATATAAAGTTAGTGTACTAGCTACTGTGACTAGTGCGCCAGATGCTGTAACTGCACTAGCAGTTAATGCTACAAAACTTTCTTTAGCAACATATGCTTGTTTTGATCCTGAACTGTAGTATGCAATATATCCAAACTGTCCTACACCTAGACCTGATGTAATTAACATTCTCATACCAAGATATGCTGCACTGACCGCAGTATCTGAACCAGCAATAATAATGCTATTAGTAGTACCACTTTGTGCTGTATTTGTTGCTGTTACATAGCCTGCGCCAGTAGTCAACATTCTATTTTCAAATACAGCATTATCGCGTACTTCGTCGCCTACCGCGGTGGCATTGATACCGTTTGCACTGTTAAATGTAAACGTTGTACCTGAATTAGGATATGCATTACCAGCATTACTATATTCTAATCTGTAGATATTTGCACCGCTAGTAAATGTGTTTCCAACTTGTGCCTGTGCCGCACGATTGTTTACTGTGGCAGTAATTGGAGTTTCTGTGCTATTTACATATTCAGAAACACTTCCGTACTTACCGTAAGAATTATTTCCGTTTGTAGCACGGATCTTGCCGCCGTTTTCTGCAAGATAACCAATATGTGCATAGTAAGTAAACACAGAAACTAATTCTGCTCTTCCTTGGTTGGTAATCCAAGCACCAATACCGTTGTCAATAACTTGTGTAAAGTCATTGGCAACAATAGATTTATTTCCGCCATCGTGCAAGCTACCGTCTACTTTTAAACCAATGGCCGCAGAACCAAATGTTGTAACGTTCTGTATATACGGACTACGTTTTGTAATCCATACGCTGGCATCACTTGTGCCAGTACCTGGATCTAAACTGATGTATGCACCAGCTGTAGGTCGTTGTGTACCATAGCTGTTTGCTGTTCCTAATGTACCGCTTAATCCTTGTAGTGTACAGTTACGCAAACCAGAACCGTTTCTCATGTAAAACATGTTGTTAGTTGTATAACCTGTTGTTGGCTGGATTACTGTTGAACGTAATTCGTCGCCAACAATTGCGCAGTTTTCTGGAACACTAATTGGTAGCACTTCTGAGTATGTACCAGATTTAACATAAATTGTACTAGAGTAACCAGTTGTTGGCAATGGAATTCCAGCTGTACTAACTGCTGTTAATGCATTAATAACAATATCAAACAATGCGCCAGCGGCAGTTGTTGCACCTGCTTCAGAAGTATAAGATACGTTAATTACTTGGCTAACTGCTGGTGAATAGCTAGTTAATGTTTGGTAGTTAGTACCTGGAGCGGTATTTGTCAATGCATTGGTAACAATATTTGTTTTTAATTTTTGCAACAATGCAATAATATAAGGCATTGCTGATGTAGTGGCTGCATTAACAAATGTAGTAGAAGTAGCAAAATATGCTTTTGTTGCAGCTACAGTGTTAGCATTACTGCCGCTACGCAAGTCTTGGGTAATTGCATCAAGAATAATTCTTGAATCGCGTAATGTTTTTGTGCCGTCGTATACAGAACTTGGGCTGAACGGAGAAATACTATTTGTTTTAGCATACTCGCCATACTGATACATTTCACGAACAGCCCAATTAATATTTGCATTAAACAAAAATATAGCATTAGGAAATAATGTCCCTGCGGCTACTTGAGAACAAGCATAAGCAATACTTGCCCAAGGTTTGTCTAATGTTTTACCTTGATCAGTTGCTGTTGTGTCTGTTCCGCCAGTTGCAACATAATACACATTATTAATGTTACCAAACGTATTCCAATATAAATTAGTACCAGTAACAGTTAGTACTTGTCCGTCTGTACCAATGGGTAATCTTGCAGGGCCAGCACCACTATAATACAACATATCGCCTTGTGTTGTTAATACTGCGGTTTCAGAGCCAGCCGCTAACAAGTTCCAATATGTACCTGTTAAATCAACGTCTGGTCTATTTGTTGCATTAGCGGCAGTATGAGCTAAAATACAAACATAGCTGTTTACACCATATTTGACTGTGTCGCCTGATTTGTATGCTGTAGCATTTGTCCAAGTACCTTGCCATTTATACCCTGGGTTTAATAATTCCCAGTATGTTCCATTAGGTGGTTCATTATTTGTATGATCTAATTTTGATAGGTATGTATAGCCGTTTAAACGAACTACATCGCCAACTTTGTAAGCTGTTGCTCCAGACCAGTTACCTGTAAAATTAAATCCTGTACTTAAAACAGTCCAATAAGATGTAGCAGTGCTCGGAGTTTGATTTGTATGATTTTGTAATGCTACATAACTATAACCGCCGTATGTAACAACATCACCTTGCTGATAAGTTGTTGAGCTAGACCAAGTACTTTCAAATTGTAAACCTTCTACAAAAATACTCCACTTGGTGTTATCAAATGTGCCAGCAGATGTGTGATAAGTTGTACAAATCCATAAATCGGCACCATACTTAACAACGTCATTTAATTTATAACGAGTAGTTCCTGCCCAGTCTGTTTTGTAATCAAAACTTCTGTTAACTAGGTCCCATGATCCTGTATCAGCTTCTAATCCGTTTGCAGTTGATTGGCTTGTGTGTGCGGCATTACAAATATAAACAGATGCACCGTACTTAACTACATCGCCAACTTTGTATGCTGTAGTTTGTGCCCAAGAACCAATCCAATTGAAGGCACTAGCAAATAATGTCCACTTGCCTTGGTCTGCTTCTAAAGTAGATTGACTTGTATGGCCGTTATTACAAATATAAACGCGGCCGCCATATTTTACAAGATCATTCACGCTGTAATATGTTGTGCCGGCCCAGTTACCTTTCCAAGATTGTCCGTCAGCTGTAATATTCCACTTACTTGCTAAATCAGTGTAAAAATCTGCCGAGCTTGTATGCCCTGTGGTACAAATATATACTTTACCACTAACTCTAACTACGTCATCTTTTACGTATGCGGTAGTTCCTGCCCAGACACCTTTCCAGACAAATCTAATTCTACCTAGTTTAAACTCTGCCATATTCTACTCCAGATTTAAGTTTTAAATATTTATCAATATACATTTTACTGTGCTCCACTTGATACAAAGAACGCAGTTGCTAACATACTTCCGTCAATTCCACCTGTAAAATTAACTTTATTTTTAAAATTAATACTAGTACCAAGTGTATTTGTTATTTGATTTGTTGTTGCAATTTTAATTTGTCCCGCTGTTATTTCATTGACATTTAAGTTTGCACCGCCGCCACCAATTCTACTAGCAATATATGATTTAATTGCTTTTTGTGTCACTAATACATTGTCGCTATTTGCAGGCAATGTCGCATCTGTACTAATTTCTGTAATGGTTGCACTTGTACCTCCAAGAACAATACCACCTAGTGTTAATTGAGAAAGTCCGTTTAGCTGGAAGAAACTAGCATTAAGTGTTGCTGTTCCGCTAGCTTGTTCAACTTTGAATAAACTTCCAACCCGGAAGTTACCATCTTGGTCTGTAGCTGTATAGAATACGCGGCCTCCACCACTTTCTACGGCAAGATTCTGTGGTTTAATTGCTGTAACATCTATACTAGGATAGTTTGTGGCCGCTGCATTACCTGTGCCAATTTCTAAAAAGTCATGACCTGTTAATCGAGTCTGACTGTAATTAGTTCTAATGGTTACAGTCTGTCCTTGTGGAGGTGCTTCTGCTAATGGGATTGCCGGGTACACGTTGAATTTTGCAGAATAAGGACCTGTTCCTGTAATATTGCTAGTTGATACTAATCGATAATTAGCAGTACTACTAGGGAAATTTACGTTAGCGCCTGGGCCTGGAACTGATGCTAATCCACTAACATATAAGTATGAACCATATTGATAGATATCTGCATATCCTGTTCCAGATAAAATAGTAGCCGATGCTGTCAGATAGCCAGTACCTCGATTACTAAATGTAGGAGTAGCTAGCACTCCGTCTCCTATTCGAACCTGGTATGTTACACCAGATCCGTTTGGATCTCCAATCACAAATGTTGGAGCAGATATATATCCAGCTCCTGGTTCAAAAACTCTAAATTTAGCAATTCGACCAGAAGCAATAACAGCTCGCGCCTGGGCCCTAGTTCCTGAAACTGGAGCACTAAAAGTAATTCTTGGTTCAATACTGTATTGACTTGTTGTATCAAGATCTACTATAGCATTAACACTTTGCATTGCGTCCCAGCCTGATGTTCCGTCGCTTTCTTTTAAAATAGTAGCTAATTTACTAGAAGAATTATAGGCACTGATATACCCGTATTGTCCAGATCCTTTTCCAGAAATAATTATAATTCTCATTCCAAGATAATTGCTAGAACTATTAGTGTCGCCGGCTGCTAGATAAATTGTACCAGCAGACCCGCTTCCAGATTGTGCATTATTAACTACATTTAAGTAGCCGCCGCCGCCGTAGCTTCCTGAATTAGTAGGGTCTGTTAGTCTAACTTCGTAAACTCCACCATTACGTATATTTGCAGAACTTGTTGCAGCATTTAGTCCTGATCCGGTAAATGAAAATGTAGTTGAGCTATTATAACTAATACCTGCATTATCGTATTCAAATCCTAGTATTTTACTGCCGTCAGTAAATACAAATCCAATTACAGCATTTGTACCGCCATTGTTCACAGTTCCTGTAATTGGAGATTCTGTTGCCAATGTTCCTTCAGCTACTGAACCGTAATCTCCATAACTGTTGTTTCCATCTGTTGCACGAATTTTGCCACCATTCTCTGCTAGATAACCAATATGGCAGTAGTATGTAAATACTGAAACTAGTTCTGATTTTCCGCCGTTTGAAACCCATATGCCAATTCCATCACTGATAACTTGTGTAAAGTCATTGGCAACAATACTTTTATTTCCGGCGCCGTGCAAGTTACCGTCAATTTTCATTCCTATACATCCTGTTCCTAGTGTAGTAACATTCTGTATGTACGGGCTACGGTATACAATTTGGGCAGCGGCATCTGTTAATCCTGTTGGATCTAAACTGATGTATGCGCCTGCTGTTGGACGTTTAGTACCGTATGTGTTTGCCGTACCGAGTGTTCCGTATAATCCTTGCAAAGTCATATTTCTAATAGCTGAACCATCTCGGACATAAAACATATTAGAGGTTACAAATCCTGAAGTAGGCTGCACAATTGTGCTTCGTAACTCATCGCCAACTAATGCTACATTTGCAGGAACAGTGATTGGAAGTTCTTCTGAGTACACACCAGATTTAACGTATAGTGTTGCAGTTCCAGTAATACTATTACATGCATACTTGATTGTTTTAAATGGTTTATCTAAAGTTGTACCATAGCCTACAGCATCTGTTCCTGATGGTGCAACATAATAAACTTTTGTTCTGACGCCCCATAATCCCCATGCTGGACTATTGCCTGAAACTTTCATTACTTGACCATCAGTTCCTGCTGGTAAACGAGTTTTAGCACCAGAATTGTAGTAGACCATATCTGCCGGACTAGTCATTACGTTAGTTGTTGTACCTTGTACTAAAATAGTCCAGTAAGTACCACTAGTACCTCCGCCAATATCTGCATCTGGTCTATTGCCGCTTGTTGCTCCGTGTGCTAACAAGCATTGAAATGTACTAGGACCGTAGCCAACAATATCTCCTAGCTTATAAGTTGTTGCAGTAACCCAAGGGCCTTGCCATTTTGATCCTTGATTTACAACTTTCCAGTAACTTGCATTTGGTGGTTCTTGTAATGTATTATCAGCAGTTGCTACATACAAGTAACCATTTAATCTAACAACATCTCCAACTTTGTATGATGTTGGCGTTATTCCTCCAACCCAGTCGCCTGCAAAATTATAATTTGCTACAACAACAGACCAGTAACTTGCATTGTTAAATGGAGTTTGATTTGAATTATTTTGTTCTGCACGATATGCGTATCCGCCGTAAGATACAACATCGCCGCGCTGATAAGTTGTTAAGTTACTCCAAGTAGCAGATTCAATTTGTAAACCATCTAGATATACTGACCAGTTGGCTAGATTAGCGGCAAAACTTGTTGATGTATGCCCGGCGGTTGCAATCCACAACGAGCCGCCATATTTGACTACATCCTTAACTTTGTAACGAATTGCAGTAGTCCAGTTGCCTTTAAAATCGTTTTGTTGATAAGCAATTTCCCAGAATGCACTATCTGCTTCTAATCCGCTAGCATATGAGCTTACACTATTATGTGCAGTAATACATCTGTAAACAGTAGCACCGTACTTAACTAAATCATTAATTTTGTATCGTGTGCTAATTGTCCAATCTTGAGTCCAGTTATCTGATTTAGCAACAATTTCCCATTTTGATTGATCGCCTTCTAGACCAGATGTTGTATCTGCTCCTGCAACTCCTGAAGTTGTTGTACTTTTACTTGTATGGACAGTTAGACATCTATAAACAATACCGTTATATCGTACAATATCACCTGGATTGTATAATGTACTAATAGACCAAGTACTTCTCCAAGTATAGCCGTCTAACATTAGTACCCAAGTGCTTGCTGCTAAATCTGGTGCGAAAGTTGCAGCACTGGTGTGTGTACTAAAACAAACATATGTTTTGCCGCCATACGCTACTATATCATCTTTGACATACTCGTAACTATTGGCCCAATTACCTTTCCAGGTATATCTAATTTTTGCTATTTTAAAATCTGTAGTCATAATTTACTCTTAACTTGAAATACCTGTTGGGTATGTATATTTTGTGTTTATTCTAGCTACTAGCTGACCGTCTGCGTCAACATAGTAATAAATTCTACGGTTGTCCCAACGGTATTGTTCATATAATAAATTTTCATAAACAATATTATGATATACATCGCGACCTTCGTAAAAATCTGTGCCTGTATCAAAATCTTCGTAGTTATTTGCAATGTCGCCTACAGCATTCACAGATATATAATCATCTCTACTTAACTGGTCAACTAGTGTAAGTGTAATCTCACCGTCGTCGTTACGTTTAATACCCATAAAGTATCGAGGTTGATCCCCAATTAGCTCGTCTTGGCTTCTTCCAAAAAAGAAATTACTATTCATATTAGTTTCCTTATGCTATTTCAGCGTAACTGGCAATGACATCTAAACTAGCATCAGTATCGCTTATAACGCTGATACTACAGCTATTACCTAAAATAATCTTTTCGCCATTTTGTACTAATTTTGCCGACGTATACGGGGGTATAATTAACTGTTTTATATAATAACCTTTAGTTGATGTTGCATCTGTAATGTAGACATCTACAATAACGTCATAGTCAATAATATTCGCTACATTTAAACCAATAAGAGTATAAATGTTAGCAGGTGTTGTTGATAAAATAGTTGTTTCAACAGTTCCAACTTCTTGTTCAACTTTTGTTCTAAAATAAGTTGTCATTTCTATTATCCAAATGTTAAGGCAGTTTGAATGCCAATGTCTGTGGCTACATTAGCAGTTACACCAGCTGCGGCGCCAGCAACACTGACCCATGTTGTGCCGTCCCAAATTTCAACAAGGAACAATTCGTTGTTATAACGCATCATGCCTGTTTCAACATATATGCCTGTTGGGCGGGCAGCAACACTACCTGCTGGGATTACCACACCTCGTGTGCCGGCAATTTTTACATAACCGTTATTTGTCTCAAGGAATTCAGTTACAGCATTATTGGAAATATTTGTAATTGTATTATTAAAAATTTTAATATTTCCAAGTACGACGCCGCCAGTGCCACTAGTTGTAAAGTTAATATCAGTGTCAGTAGTTTTAGCACTGATTGTATTACCAGTTATTTCTAAATTAACTGTTTGAAAATCGTCTGCTGTAAAGTTTGTAGTAGTAATACTTGATACTGTAACTGCATCACTGTATACACCAGCCCACTTTAAAGTTGGTGTACCTAATGTATATTGATTATTCTGACTAGGAACAATGTTGCTACCAACTTCTCCTTCAAAGTCAATAACGTCTGTAGTTTCATTACCTAATGTAATATTTCCGTTAGCAGTAATACTGCCGGTAGCATGAATATCACCGTTGACATACATACTGCTATTAACATTAACTTGTCCTGAACCAGAAGTTGTAATGTTTAAATCTTGATTAGTTCCAAGTGTGGCAATTGTATTGCCGCTAATTTCGAGGTCAGTTCCAATTAATGCACGGCCTTGATATACAACACCATTTGTGCCTTGTGGTAAAAAATTAATTGTTGAGCTTGAACTGCTGATTGTATTATTTGTAAGTGTAAAACTAGCAAGCTGGGCTTCGTTGTTTACTTCAAGGTTTGTTGATCGAGCTGTGCCGACAACATCTAGTTGGTATTGCGGAGATGCGTTATTAACACCAATTTTATGGCTTGTAACATCCAAGTAAAGTAGGCTCGTCTCAAAAGCTAAATTCACTCCGTTGCGAAGCAAATTATCTTTTAAGAGCGGACCCGATATTCGACCAACAGCCATTTACGCTCCCTTATACCCCGAGTTTCACGGTTAACCACCTTACATTGCGGGTTTACCACAGTTGAATATCGTAAAAGTTTGGTCAACTCTTACAGTAAAAGTATTTATCGGATTTTGGTTTTAACCTAGTATAAGGGTCCAAATGTCCATAATTTCAGTTACTTCGTCTGTTGAGAGAACGGGACTAGTACCAATCATTGGAATCCATTTGCGCTGTATGTTGATATTGTTTCCGGACGTTAAAAACCCGGTAGCAGCTACATCTATGTTGATGCTAATACCTGTAACAACCGATGTAACCAGTGTTGGGCTAGTAAATATCCCTGGAGTGGTACAACTAACAAAATCGCCCACTGCGTATCCAGATGTAGTGTCTACATAAATTGTAGTGTCGCCAATATTGATATCTGCTGTAACAGCCGTTACAGTAACAGTAGTAGTATTAGAAACATCTGCATAAACTTCAGGTGTAATTGAAGTTGTATTATAGCGAATTGTTCCTATATCAGGAATTGTAGGACGTTGAGTTGTAGTTCCTACAGGTATCGTCCATCCTGTTGTTCCTCCAAATTTAAAATATCCATTGCCTGTTGAAACAAATTGTAATGCTGTCGAGTCGTAGTGTGAAATTGTATTATCTTTAATAGACAAGAAACTGTTAAAATTTAAACTACCAGTACCGCTAGGAATTAAATTAACATCATTAGTTGTAATATTATTGTTAATTGTATTCCCGCTAATTTTAATATTTCCTGCATTTAGTGTAGTAATATTAGCATCTGTTGTATTAAAATCTGTAGTTATTAAATTAGTAGCATAGACATTTTTCCACACTAGCGGAGTTATATCTTCCCCTAAATTATAAGCGCCGCCAATAATTGGAACTATATTGCTACCAACTTCAGCACCAAATGTAATTACATCTGTTGGGTCATTACCTAATGTAATATCACCATCAAATGTAACATTTCCTGTAGCAGTGATAGAGCCATCTACATATAAATTAGTTTTACTAATGGTTATTGTGACTGTATCTAACGGGTTTAAATTTACTAATTGATTTGTACTTGTAAAAATTATATAATAATCTTGTCCAAAATCTGCAAAAGGTCCTTGTACACTAGTTATAGTAGTACCTTTAATAAATTGTGTACGATTAGTAAAATATGATCCTACATCTAACTCACTAGCTTCCCAGCTGGTACGTGTAGCACGGAAATAATTTTCAGCTGTTGTAGTTGACAATAAAGGTTCGTCTGGAATCACCAGAGTAGCAATTACATTTGTTCCAAATACTAATCTACCGGTAGGATCAAATATGATATTTTGATTTATAAATCCTGTTAATTCAGCACCAACAAAATTAAATTTATTTGTACTGCCTATACCATTGAATGTAATAATTGGATCCATGCCCTGATCAGGTGTGATATAGATATTTTCATTTCGATAGTTAGCAATTTGATCCAGTGTGCCAGTACCGCCAAAAGTAAAATGAGCAATATCTGCTTGAGTTTCTACAATAAGATCTGTGGAATAAACATCCCCAAATATATCTAATGCTCTAGTAGGAGAACTGGTATTAATTCCTACGAATTTATTATTGACATCAAAATACATTACATCCGTATCAAAAGCTAAATTTTCCCCGTTACGAAGTAAATTATCTGATAGTAATGGACCGCTTATACGTCCAAACTCTTTTCCTGGTGAAACGATAGGAGTAAGACCAAGCGGTGCTGTATTTGGTGAACCTTTTCTATTAATCTTTAAGGCCATAATTTATGTCCTTATTGATCAAATCCATGCAATACTGTAACTGGTTTACCCGGTGGTACAGGGCTACTAAATTGTAAGTACCATCCTGAACCTGTTTGACTGAGTTCTGCAATAGTGATAGCCGTTCCTGCAGTGATTGGTGATCCTGTAATTGGCTGGCTAATGTCAATACTGGTCAATGCACCTGTTGCGTCGTCAGTAGTATATGTTACCACCGTGGTAAGTGCTGGAATACCTGTCCCAGATACAGCGGCTCCAGTAATATCTACTGCTGGATAAATTGTGTGAATGCTTGTGATAGTTCCTGCTACTGTTTGGGCTCCAGTAGTAGTATTCACATAACTTACAGAAGTTGTGTTGCAAGCAGTTACAACTGCTTCTCCATTGTAGCCATACGGGGTCATTCCAGTTACTAATATAGTTTCACCTATTGAAAACGGTGCAGCGGGTTGTTCGGCAAATGTTAAAGTTGCAGTTGTGCTAGATCCGCTTGCACCAGTTGTTTGCAAACTGGTATTGAAATATAATCTAGTTGCAGTTACCAGTTCAGTTCTACTGATTGTGCCGTAGTATGTTTCTGCACTAAATGTTGGATTTTGTTCGACTGTGTAGTTTGTGGTATGAAGTTGTATTACATTTTCTACAATTACTAATAAGTTAGATCCAGTCCACGTATATCCGCGTTGCGAAATATCGGGCGGTGCTGGATTTAAAGGACCAAAATAAACAGTATCGCCATCGCCGACTCCTAGTGTCTGCTGTGTAATTTGGCCTGACTCTCTATAACGTAATGCACGCCAAGTACTACCTTGATATACTTCGATATCAAATGTTGTTTCGTTGTAACGCATCATTCCATTTTGCGGAACAACGGGCCTTTCGTTATCAGCATCCCCAAATCCGCCCGATGGCATAGCATCATCGCCTAGACCGTGGGGCAATTTCAATGCAGTACGAGAGTCCATTATTACAGACCCGTTAATATCAACATACAGCGAATTATCAAACACTGCTCTGCGATTTAATGTTAAGCGTCTCAGAAATCTCATTATACCACCAATGTACTAACTGTAACTGCTAATTGATTTTCGCCATCTGATACTGCAACAATAATATCGCCATCAGACAAAATTAATTTTTCTTGATCTAAACTTAAAGTTTCGCCTGCTGAAATTGGCAGAGAATTAACTATGGTATGCTTTGCTAATACGCCAAAAGTTGGAGCTACATCAGTTTCGGCAGCCGGGATAGCATACAATGTTATAGTGTAAATATTATCAACAGGGTTTAATTCGTTAAATGGATTAATGTTACAAATTATTATGCTAGTGATAGCATTGTCGCCGCTACTTTCAAATACTAGTGTATTTGAGTTGTTTACTAATGTGTTTTGAATTGCCATATTCTTTCCTTATAGCACTATACTTAGTAGTACAGCACGATTCTTACTTACTAATTCGTCTACATTGTTAGTCATACCAAGTGTACTTGTATTCTTAAAAAACAATCCAGTTTTACCAGCACCTATATTTAAAGTATTTGAAAATAATTGTGTTTTTGTAGCAGATAATACCGGAAACGTTGATTGATTTGATAAATTTAAAAACGAATTAATTTCAACATTATTGTTATTTGCAAGTAACACTAAATTGTTACTAGATGTATTGTTAATAGAATCGTTAAGGATGTTTACATTATTAACGCTTAATCCGTTTTGACTCAATGTTGCTACAATGTGTTGATTATTGAGTATTCCCGGATGCCCAACAAAAAATTGTATGTTGCTACCAAAGGCTTGAATTTTACTATCTTCGTTACCTGGGGCAGCAGTTGGTGGAAAATATAATCTATCAACAGTAGCAACACCCTGTGATGCTGTTACATAACTTGTAATTGATTTCCAATTTGGGATATTGTTGTCATCGTCTGGTACGTGTATATGATAATCATCATTGGTACCGCCGTTGGCAATACGTAACATACCGTTTTTACTTTTTAAATCAAATATAAAATTAGCAGTACGATCATTAACAATGCTTGCTAAATTCAATCCGGTAACAGTGTCAGATGCCGCAGTTTTTAAAACAAATGCACCATGTACTTCAGAATCAGTAGCACCATCATAGTACGATACTTTCTCGTCAAATACTAGCTGTGCATTTCCATTAGGATGGGCACCACGCTCAATTTCAATGCCTGATCGTTTGTTATTTTGTGCATCTGCAACAATTCCCCAATCTGGATAAACCGCACTGGGATTAGTATTGCCGCCACCTTTGTTAAGAGTTATAAGACGATCTTCGATGTATAGTTGGGAAGTATTAACAGATGTAGTGTTACCTTGAACTACTAAATCACCAGTGATATAAGTAGTACCAGCATCAGAACCAGTATCCAACGTAATGGTTCCATTGTAACCCGTTTGGATTCTGTAATTACTTTGACTGACTTTTAATACTCTTGACATTTATTATCCTTAAGTTTAGAATCAAACTTCTTAAGCTATTACAGTATTTAGCAGATACAGAAAAAGCGAACGGCTGTGTATGCAGAGTTAAATAACTGCACATTTAATTCAGGAACACTATGAAATTAGTCTTTTGCATACCAGGAAATACGTTTAGTAAGGCATTTTTAATCAGCTGGACTCAAACACTTCAATGGTGCCACGATAATGACATTAGTTATGATGTCAGCATCACATATATTCCAATCATATATCATGCTCGAAATATGCTAATGGGCGGTACTAGATATACACCCCGAACATTTAAACCGTTCAATGGAGCAATTGATTACGATTGGATTATTTGGATAGACAGCGATCAAACTTGGGATCCAAGCGACATTGAACAGCTAATTTCAAATCCTGAACATAAAGTTGTTACGGGCATGGTATTAATGTATGACAACGAGCATTTTAATGTTAGCACCTACGACGATACTTCTTATGATAAACGTAGATGGTTAACCAGAGAAGATGTTGATATAGGCGGTGAAAGATTTACTACACCTGAATGTGGTATGGGATTTATGGCTGTGCAAAAAGGTGTTTTTGAACAGTTAGAATATCCTTGGTTCTTCCCTATGCCGCACGACGAAGAAGAAGTATTATGGTTTGAAGCAGAAGACGGCAGTTTTTGTAATAGGATAACAGAATTAGGAATTGAGATTTGGGTTGATCCAAAATTACAAATTGGACACGAAAAACACAGAATACTCACTGCGGAGTTACCACTTGGACTTACAAAACCAGCATGAACCCAAAGACTTATTTGATAGTATTAGAAAAACATCCACCCAGTGAACAGTTGGCTGCCGAGTGTTTAATCAGTGCTAAAAAGTTTAATTGGGATGTGGAAATATTTCCTGCGGTTAATGGAAATACTATTACTGAACAAACTTGGTTAGACTATGGTTTAAAAATTTCAGGGCACAGGCCTGCAGATTCAAAATACAAAGGAACACAAGGTTGTTTTTTAAGTCATTGGACATTATGGAATCGTTGTGTCGATCTTAATACTCCTGTTGTTATATTGGAACAAGATGCTGTGATAGAAGGCTATTATCCAACTATTCCAGAAACCAACGGTGTTATTAAATTACATCCAGTATATAATGTAGAAGAAGATACCATTTCTGGTACGTGGACATCGTCAACTCATGCTTATTATATTGAGCCAAAGACTGCTAAACATGTTATTGAATTTGTAAAAAATAACGGATGGATGGCAGTTGATGTATTACTTGGCAGTAATGTTGTGGACATTTATCACACCAATCCTGTACTGGTTAATCGACAAAACAAGTTTTCCACAACTATAAATCTTCCTAGTCAATAAAAAAGGACCCGAAGGTCCTTTTTGTTTGATTGCTTATTAAGCATTATCAATTTTTACATAACCAGTTGTTGGACCTGTTAATCTCCATGGTGCGGCAGCACCAGTGATAAACACCCACTGACCAGCACCTGGGCTTCCAAAGCCACTAGTTTTCTGTGTAAGTGTAGCTCTATGTCCTGTTAGTTTAGTAACATAATATGTTGCACCAAACTCGTCAGTTGCAACAAGATTGGCATCACCGTCTGCTGACACTGCGGATGCTTTTAACTTAACAGTGGCTACAGCATTACTACCTTTTACTTTGTAACGACGTGTAGATACTTGACGAATAATGTCAACAGTACCAACAGTTGAACCAATTTGAGCTGTCATTAAAATAGCATTTTCTTGATTGTTGTTTGAACCAATTAAGCCACTGTCTGTTGTTAGAACAATGGTACCAGTAGCACGAGTTTCACTGTGGTCAACAATAGTAGATGCAAATGTAACTGGTTCTACACCAGTATATCCAGAACCTTTTTGTGTTACTGCAATAGTCTTAACACCGTAGTAAATGTCAAGAGTTGCATTAGTGCCTGTTCCAGAAACGTTAGTTACCGCTTGAGAGGCAGCATCAACTACTGTATAGTCGCCTTGGTATCCAGTTACAACTTCAACTGCTTCAATACCATATGTAAATGTTACTGTTCCACCAGACGCATTGTTATCATTTACTGGATCATTTGTTGGGCCGTTATAGTCACCGTCACCACGTGTGTTGTAACTTGGGTTTGTTGGGTTAGGTGTATTATTACCACCAACAATAGTTTGCGGACCTATTGGTGCTAGATCTAATGGGCCGCCGCCGTACGTGCCATCCCATACACCATAACTACCAGCTCCGCCTTTTGCTAGTCCAGTTAAACGGTGGCCGCCTACACCACCAATTGTTACACTTTTAAGAATAGTAGGACTTGTCCAGTTTCCCTGAACTTTGTCGTCCCATACTACCCATTCGCCGCCATCCCAGTTTGTACCTGAAGTAGCATAATTTACAGTGATATCTACAACTTTTAATTTTGTAACACGGAATCTTGCTTTTGTACCAGTACCTGTAGTACCTTCAACAATATCACCAATTTGATAACCTGTACCTTTAAGGTTAGGTACGGCATGAACTGCTTGAACATGACTTACTGTGGCAACAGCTGATACGCCACCTGGAATAGTAGGCGGTGCTATTGAGATTGTTGGAATTCTTTCCAAGTATGCACCGCTACCGTACGATGTATCAGCTACTGATGCACCAAATGTAACTCCTGCAAAACCTTCACCGCCGATACGGTCATCAGCGTAGTTTTGATTATTTGAATTATTACCACCAACTTGGTTACCACCAACACCTATGTTGCGGTTACCAAAATATTTTTTATTTAGAGGACGTCCCATTTTATTTTCTCCTTAAGAAATAATGGCGTTCTAGGCCATACGCGGTTGGATTTCCGCATAAAACTTACCCTGCGTAAGTTGTACTGTGTATTTAGTTGATAATGAAAAAGGGCTCCGAAGAGCCCTTTGATTTTGTTTACAAACTTTAGGTTTGAATTAGCTGAACTTAACGTTAGCGGCTGTAATAGCAACTTTACCTA